GATGATACGACTATTTTAGCAGAATAATCCCTAGATAGTTACTAGGATATATAAGAGTATATTATAATAAGTACGGTTGGTATCGAATTTGGTATGGCTAGCGAGTGAATAAATGGGTGAATATATGTAATTGATTATGAATTTTATGAGGTCGGATGGCTTAGCGACTATCGCACCTCTCTTTCTCTAAAAGGCGAACGACTGTTTCACACAAAAAATACACGACTATTTGACGAAGATTCGCAAGAAAACGCTGAGACTATTACTCTGCGACTGTCGCAGTCTGCTCGTTACTATACTATATATAGGACTTTCAAACGGTGGTCGTCTGACGACTTTACGACTATTCCACGACTATTCACCGGGATAAACTACGACTATTGGTTACGACTATTCCAGAAGCTGTTACGACTATTCCAGCTGGAACGCTGCGACTATTGTTGAGCTCTATTAGCTATCGGACGAAAGCCCGAAAAGAGGTGCGGCGGCAGCTGTCAATGGTTTCGCGCCGCCGGGTGGAGGGCACCAGCCGGTGCGCTCTGACCGTTGACCCAGTGTCAGACCGCAAACCGCCGAGCGCAGCACTTGCCAGCGATCCGCAGACGGTAGGAGCTGACCCCGCCGGGCTGGCATGGTCTGCGATATGCTGCACTATCTGGCATGAATCCATAACAGGGACGCACCATTATATACCTTATTATAATAGGCGGCTGTGCTGAGCTGTACAGCGTCCGGCGTGGCGGTGGTATCTGGTATCGGTGGAGGTGCAGCGCTTGACGGTATGCCATCCAGCGTGGCGCAGGCAGTGTATAAGCGGCTTGCGTGGCTGTTGTATTGTGTGCGCTGGAATGGCTCAAATTAACGGAAACGTTGCTGTAAAGCCCTGTAAACGCTTTTGGCGTTGTGGCGGTATAACTACATTGGTGTCAGAAAAGCCGCTGTAAATGCTTGTAAGCGGCTCACACGCCGCCGGGTAAAAATAAAAGCCCTGCACCGTGTCGATGTAAGGCAAAAGAAAAGCCCGGCCATTTCTGACCGGGTGGAATGCTTCTTATTTGGACGCCTTAAACAGCGCAGAGAAAAACCAGAAGAAAAATAGAAGTGCGGACAGTATCACAGCTTGCACCCCCTTTATACCACGCTAAAACGCTTGTATGTGGTGCGCTTGCTGCACTCTGCATAAATATCCGGGTGTGCTGCCTGTAAAAGCTTGCTATCGAGTCGAACACTCTGCACGTCCTTATAAATGGCCTTTGCAGTGCCCTGTACCATTTCGGGTGCACCGTGCATCATATCAATGATTTCAGCTTTTACAGCGTCGTTCATTGTTTCAAGCTCTTCAATCAACCGCTTGTTTTCGCGGTATGCGTTCACTTTTTCTTCAAACGTCGTCATTTTTAGCCCTCCTTATTAGCTGTTGAGAAATGCAATCATAACGAGTGCACCGGAGATCACGCCGCCCACGTACCAGAGGGCTGCCCACTGGGTAAAGTCAAGAGTAATCATTGTTTGCACCCCTTTTTAGTCAAATTCCGGCATAGCCAAAATGATTTTTTTGCACCGCTCAACGCTCAAGCGGTACGGCTTGGAGCGGGTCAGGTTGTCCGCTATAATCTGAGTGTATACCATCAACGGCAGCTCAAACAGCCCGGCGCACTTCGGATACAGGCGCACGGCCTGATTTCTGATTTCTGCGTTTAATTCGTCTGATCTGGTCATCGTTTAGTCCTCCTTATACTGCGGGATGTAGCCCAGCACCTTAACTTTTGCCGGGATGGTATAATAGATCTGTCCACAATCGGGGCACCAAACAGCATCATATTGCTTGCCATCGTTGCCCAGTGCTTTGCATTCTACCTCACAGGTAAAGCGCTTTAGAGCGGTCTCTGTGAGCATTGCTGCCACATCTGCGGCGGGCTGTTCATTAAACGCTGCAACTGCCTTTTCCGCATCTGCCAGCGTATCAAATGCGCCCAGTGTCCAGCCCGCACCCTCCAAGATGTAGTCTACCATATACAGGCCGCTGTCACTGCGCCAGAGCCACACAACGGGCTTAATGGTCATTTTGCGGTTGTTCTGGGCTGCATAGAGCTGATCAAGTGTGCCAGTCATTAAGCTGCCGTCATCAAATGTGGCGGTATAAAGGTCACTACATTTATAGGCCTTTTTCATGGTTTTTGTCCTCCTGTTGGTGTTTCGTGATGTGGTTTATCAGATATGTCTTATCTTGATTCCATTATATCAGATATATCTTATATGTCAATACCTTTTGAGTAAAAATATAAGATTTTTCTGATTTATTTTTCTGGCACAAAATGGCAAAATTGTGCTGTCCATATCTGCACAGTTTCGGACACACTCCAACGCTTGGGCGTCGGTCTGCCCTGGTATTTGTTCGCCCTGGTTTTTTGGCATGGTCTGCCCTGCTGCCTGTGGTGTGCAGACCGTCCGGGGGCGCTGGGGCTGGAGCCTCCACCTCTGGGGTATATGGGGAGAGCTGGGGGTGGGGTGGTGAGCCTTTCAACCACCGAAAAAATAAAAAAGGCTCAAAAAAATCACCCCCCCACCATTGTCAATCTCAAAAATTTCCCGCAAAAACAAAAAGACCCCTACAAAGGGTCTGTGTTCTGTGCTATACTTGCCTTACAAGCCTTGAAAGGGAGGAATCTACAAAAATGTACGCCTTATTTGGAATGATTGCTCTGGTTGCAACGCCTGTGTTTGGAGCGCTGTGTCTTTACAACAAAGCAACGCATAAGAAAGACAATCGGATGTTAATTGCTTTCTTTGTATCATTTGCAGTTCTTGTTATATGTTTGGCTGTAACACCAGAGCCATCACATGATGAATCGGCAAGCTCCGGCGTTACATCTTCCTCCGCCAAGTCTACGGCAACGGAACTGGATGATAGCTCTATTGAGGAAGTTTCCGAAAGCTCAGCAAGCAGTACTCCGGCATCTCAAAAAGCGGCATTCGAATCTGAACGACCTATAAGCTCTGAACCCGCAAGCAGTGAGCAGGTGGCATCCAGTGCTTCTTCGCATAACCCGGATGATGACATTCCAACGCTTGATTTGGATGACTATGCAAAACAGGCGGCCGACAACGCTGTAAAGGCAAAAGACAAATACGCTGGTAAGCAATATAAGGTGACATATCAAGTCAACAGTGTATCGGACGCAATGATTAAGTTGGATAATCCGTACACTGTTATGTTCAGCGTGAACTTCGTCACTTCTCACAGCATTGGTTATACCGTTTATATGGCTGGATTCCCGGAAAACGAAAAAGACAAGATTTCTATGCTTTCTCCCGGCCAGACCGTTACATTCGTCGGTGATTTTGACGGAAACAAATTCACTGATTGCCGATTCATAGTTCCGTAAATAAAAAGCCAGCGGCTAGATGTTCTCTAACCACTGGCTTTTCTTATTGGCTGTTTACTTCTTCAATGCGCTGGTCACGTTCGGCATCGGCATCCAATAGTTAATGTCACGCATGACAATCTTGCCGTTGTCGCACAGGTACGGTCTCAAATCGCCGTATTCGTCTGCTTCGTAGGAGAGATAGCCACACGCAACCTCTTTGCCGTTGCAAGCGATCACTCGCCCATTGTAGGTTTCTCCAACGTCAGGCGTTCTCCAAAGCCGCTCCATGTTTTCCAGAGTGTCACTGATGTATTCGTCAAGGTTTTCGTACTTATCGCCGTTAATCATATTCGTTCTCCTTTCACATGGGCATCTGGGTCTGGCCGTTCGTGACCTGAACCAACATAACAGAGTTCGCACACGGTCTCCACTTCTTGATGTATTCGACAGCTTCATCGAACCGCTTCTTTGGCACGTTGTTTCGACTGTTCACGTTGAACCAGTCCTGAATGTCCCGGTTGCATTCCATGAACAGCTTCTGGGATACGCTACGGCTCTTGTAGGCCGGGCTGTCCATGCCGCCAAGAGCGTTGATGACCACCGTGTTCACGACACGCTTCAACACACGCTGCTGGTTGTAGTCGATGGTCATAGTGTTCTCAAGAGCGGAGATGCGCTGCTCCTGCTTCATGGTGCGCTGGTCGATCACAAGAATTGCTTGCAGTTCCTTAGAAAGCCCTGCGAACTGGTTGACGGATACGTTTTTCTCAAGGTCGATCAGCTTCTGACGAATCTCCATGCCCTGCGGTGTCCGCTGAATCATCGCAATGTGCTTTGCCATATCAAGGCTGAGAGCGTGTTCGATTGAGCGGCCACCGTTTTCTAAAATTTTAGAAAACGACGCATAATCTACGTTTTCTTTAAATCCATAGGCAGCCATGTTCTTAAACCAGTCTGCATATTTAGATTTGATTTTGAGCCGCTCGTGCAGTTCCCGCCCCAGCACAACCTTTTCGCCGGTGTCGGTGTCGTACACAGGGATAACATCTTCGGAAAAGATTCGGATGGTTTCAAGATTATTATTCATAGAAATTTGACCTTTCTATCTTGCGAGAGCAGGCCATCTCTGGTATAATAACCCAAAGAGGGCCTATACTCTCTGAGTGTTTCATAAGACGTTCGCTGTGGTCGGCAAACTTTAGCGAGCGTCTTATTCTTTTTCATCATCTGGCATGGGGTACTTCTCAAGGTAGGCATCGCGGACGGCCTGTGACAGCGATACGCGGCACTTCTTGCAGTGCTCCACCAGCAGTTCATACTGACGATCAGTGAAGCCAACGGCTACCTGATGGCGGTATGCTTCAATGTAGGGACTTCTTGCCATATTTTTATCTCCTTTCTTTGAGGTGCATTAAGTGTAATTGCAAAATGTAGTAAAGTCAAGCGGAAATAGACCAACGAAACACAACATTTAGTGTTCGTTCATCTTGACAAACTACTTTCTACGTTTTGCACAAAACTCAGCCCTTATTTTGGGTCGCTCCCGCTTCGTACCCTGCTCGGTAGTTCAGTTCGGACAGCTTGCCCAGTGCTTCTGCGTACTCCCTGTCCTCGCTGGTCGGCTCTTTTCCGTGGGCGAGGGTTTTCAGAAATTCTTCGGTTGTCGTGGGAAAGTTCATGTTTTTTTGCTCCTAACTCTTGCGGAGAGCAGCCCTTTTTGGTATAATAGATTCCGAAAAGGGAGACTGCCCCCTTGGTGGTTGCAGGTTCTCGTTTCGTGATGTGGATAAGCTATCAGTGGCTTCGTGGTGGTTGCGGCTGGTAGCTTATTTTTTTATGCCTTGATGTTCTCAACGTAGGATGCTACCCACTCGATACCCATGCGGATAACATCGACCTTTGAGATACCCAATGCCTTTGCGCTGCTCTCCATGCTTGCAATCTGGCTCTCTGTGAGCCGGGTGCTTATCATGTGCAGCTTATCACGTTCCGAGGTTTCTGCTCGTCTTGCCAAGCCTATCACCTCGCTTTCGCTGGAACAAGTATAAAGCGTGAAAATATGCTTGTCAAGACCCAAAGTTTTACGGAAATGAAGTTTGGCAGAATTACTCCTTATTATAGAAAATTTTCTACCTGATTGTGATTAACTAAGTAAACACCCTTATACTACTCTAGTATGTATAAATACATACTAGAGTATATTTATATATAATATAAAGGGTGCTAGATGGAAAAACTTGGAAATATCAGAAATGTCTTGATTTTATAGGGTTCATCTGATATAATGGCATCAAGAAAGAGAGGACGCAAAAATGAAAGCAGGAGAAGCAGTAAAAGAAGTTATGAGAAAAGAGGACATAAAGCAAGCGGAGCTTTGTAGTAGGCTTAAAATTAAACAGCCAACTTTAAGCGAACGTCTTTCTCAAAAAAATATTAGCGTTAATAAGCTAAACGAAATGCTGAATATGATGGGCTATAAAATTGTAGTTGTCCCTCGTGATGCACAGTTTAAAAATTGCGAAGGCATAGACATAGAGTAAAGGACGATGATTCTGAATGATTTACGGTTATGCTCGTGTCAGTTCCGCTGGACAGGCACTTGACGGCAACAGCCTTGAAGCCCAGTCTGAACTTTTGAAAGCCAACGGCGCACAGAAAATCTTTTCGGACGTGTACACCGGCACGAAGCTGCACCGGCCTGAACTTGACAAGCTGATGGCTGAAATTCAGCCGGGAGACACGCTGATCGTGGCGAAACTTGACCGTATTGCTCGTTCTGCCAAGAATGGTCTTGAACTGATAGACCAATTTATTGATAGGGGCGTTTCGGTGAACATCCTGAATATGGGAGTTATGAATAACTCCCCTACTGGAAAAGTCATTCGGACTGTTATGCTTGCCTTTGCAGAGTTTGAGCGTGACATGATCGTTGAGCGCACCAGAGAGGGCAAGAAGATTGCTAGTCAGCGCCCCGATTACAAGGAAGGTCGCAAGCCCACCGAGTACGACCGAAACCTCTTTGACGTTCTCCATGAGCAGGTGGAGAAGCGCATTCTCACGGTCACGGACGCTGCCAAGCAGCTTGGCGTGACCCGCCAGACATGGTATCGGATTGCTGAACAGAGAAAGGCTGGATAATATGCAGGGAGAAGAACTGATTGTTAAGAACGGAAGCATCACACTGCGGTCTATGCTTGACTTTGGTGGATTCCTTGAAATTAAGAGGTTCTTGGAAGCTTGTCATTCGGAAAACTGCGCCGTAACCTTTGCAAACGAGGAAATTATCATTTTCCCGAATGAATACGATGCTGCTAAAGATGCTCTCGTTTTTATTTACGGCACATTGGCAGAAAGACACGGTATTATTGAAAAGTATCTTCGTTACAAGTTGATGCTTGGGGATGAAGAACCGAAGCCTACTTTACATAGTCAGAGAAAGGAATAAAGCGTGAAACCCGTAAAATTGTCAGAGCAGAGCTTGAAACTCATTGAAACGTTGTGCAATTACACCGACAAGCCCGATATTCTCAATGCCATCGCAGACGCTTTGTACTACGATGCGGACGAGCTGAAACGCAGGCTCAATCAGCTTGCAGAAGAAGTCAAATAAACCGCACATTCTATCCGTTAAAACGAATTTTAGCAAATAATTTTCTGAAAACAGCATTATAAAACCGAATATTTGATTTTTGTGCAGTTGTAGGCACTCTTTACATTTTCAGGTAGGGGGTGCCTATTTTTTTATGCAGCCAAAGCAGTGTATCGCCATCATTGACAGCATCAAAGCGTATGCAAAGCAGAATCCGACCGAAGCACAGGTCTATGAGGACTGGTTTCAGGCGGTGGTGAACCTGAGAGACGCTTTGCCACAGGACAAACGGTTTGATGCCTACAAATACTCTGGTGAGCTGCGTTCTGTCTGTGCAGCCATGATGGGCAAGATGAAAACAGGCGAGGACGTGGCGAAGGTCTATGACATTATCGGCCGGACGTACCTGTTTGAAGCAAAAGATGTGTTTGACAGCTATTGCATCTATCTTGAATGGAATCGTGCGCCGGAGAAAAAGTTCTATCAGCCACGAAGAAAGGTACTTTTGACGCTGGTTCGTGATCTAGAGGACTTGTTTTTCCATCGTGTAGAATTTCTGGGGGTAAGTCAGCCCCCACGCACAGGAAAAAGTACGCTTTGTATATTTTTCATCACATGGCTGATGGGTAACCGCCCTGACGTTGCATCGGTTATGAGTGGACATTCCGACAAGCTGACCAACGGCTTCTACGGCGAAGTGCTGTCCATCATCACCGACCCTGTGACCTACAACTGGGGCAAAATCTTCCCTGACGTTCAGCTTGTGGACAAGAGTGCAAAGGATGAAAGCGTTGATCTGAACCGAAAGAAACGCTTCCCCACCCTGACTTGTCGTTCCATCGGCGGCACGCTGACTGGTGCTGTTGAAATCGGTGAGGGTGGCGTTTTGTACAGCGATGACTTGATCGAGGACTTGGAGGAAAGCCTGAACGTTGAACGTCTGAACAACAAGTACGATGCCTATCTGAATCAGCTGAAAGACCGTAAAAAGCAAGGCGCATTGGAGCTGATGGTCGGTACACGCTGGAACGTGCTTGACCCTCTGGGGCGCATCCAGAACCAGTATGCAGACAACCCAAAGTACCGATTCCGGGTGATTCCTGCGGTAGACGAGAACGGACACAGCAATTTCAATTATGACTATGGCGTTGGCTTTGACGATGCCTACTATGCCGATATGAAAGCCAGTATTGACGATGCAACATGGTGGGCAAAGTACATGGGCAAGCCCTATGTGCGTGAAGGCTTGCTGTTCCCTGCCGATGAACTGCGGTATTTCAACGGCGTTCTGCCTGATGGAGAGCCTGATCGCAAGCTCATGGTCATGGATATTGCATGGGGCGGCGGTGACTTCACCGCCTGTCCTATCGCTTATGTGTATGGAGACGCTGTGTTCATCCCTGATCTCGTGTTCAATAACGGCGATAAGACCGTGACCAGACCGGAAGCCGTTGGAAAAATCATCCAGCACAAAATCAACGTGGTGCGTGGCGAAGCCAACAACGGCGGCGATGAATATTGTGACGTGGTAGACAGCCAGCTTAGGCAGCAGGGTTATCACTGCTCTGTCCGCAGCCAGCGTGCGCCCAGTGGTCAAAGCAAGCTGTCAAGAATCATCCAGTATGCGCCGGATATCAAACGGTTCTATTTCCTTGACGAAAAACACCGGTCGAAAGAGTACAAGGCGTTTATGGAACAGGTGACAATGTTCACGCAGCTTGGCAAAGTTCCGCACGATGATGCACCGGATAGTTTGGCACAGCTTGCCGATGAACTGTATAACGGAATCAGTAAAATTGAGCCTGTCAAGAGGCCTTTTTGATTAAAAACACAATATATTGTGTTCGCTTGGTCTATTTATTTGATTTCACCACTTGACAAGGCTTATAATGTACGCAGGAAGTTTTGCAGCTTCCCTTAAAGGAATAGCTTGCACGCGGGGTTTTGTCATTTTACTCGCGTGCGTGTCAACAAGCATATTCCTCTTTTCACCGGTGGAGGTTTTCTCACTCTTTCGCCTTCACCGGGCTTTATATGTTGCGTTTCCAATTGTAAGGGGAATGCCAGCCTGTCTCCCCCACGGCTGGCAAGCAACGGTTCGATTCCGTTACGCAGCACAACCAACTACCTAGTTTTGCATGGATTTATTCTCCAAAACCTCCACTGCTATTCCCGGCTCTCGATGCAATGGTTAGGCATGACATTGCAAAGAGCAGCGGTTAACCAATCAAGCCGGGTTTCTATGTTGCATTAGCTCAGTACGGCTAGAGCATCCGGCTCATAACCGGACATACATTGGTTCAAATCCATTATGCAGCACCAAAATTGCAGCCGACCCGTTTTACGTCTGTCCGACAACTGAATGTAAAGGCTGCAATGGCTTTCTCTGGGCGGAGAATAGCACGGCTGGAAGTGCGAACAGTTTCCCAGTAGCTTCTGACAGGTCTGTGCTCAACAGCCTGTTTCCAGAAATTCAACGAAAGGAGCGCTCATGCTAGTTAGAATCTGTTGCCCTTGTATCCGGCAGAACCCAATCTATAAGAACGTCCGCTGCAACCGATATCTTGGCGAAGTGGACGGACGATACCATTTCAAGTGCGACAGATGCAAGGGCGTTATCGAAGGAGACACAAGAGAAGGATGGGTAAAAATCATCCATCCACCTGAAAAGTAAATAGCTTTTGAAGCGCAGTTTTGGCGCAGTGAGATAAACCTTAACAGGTTTGTCTTGCTGCGCTTTTTATTTTGCCGGAAAGGAGGAACGCATGGCTGAGTATCAGACGGTTGTTGGCGGCTTTTTGAATGAACCGCTGACCGGACGTAGACCGATTGAAACGCCGGAGACGGAAATCAATCGGGCAAACGTGCTGAAAGTGGTCATGGGCAAGGCAGAGCCTATTCATCTGCTGAACAAGAACGAGATTCGTTTTTTGCACAATTACTACTTGGGCAGCCAGCCTGTCCTCCATCGCACGAAGGAGTACCACGCTGAAATCACTAACCGCATTGTAGAGAACCACGCCAACGAGTGTGTGGGCTTCTACACAGGATACATGAGCGGCACTCCTTGCTCTTATGTGCGGTCTGAAACGGCAACAGGTGACGGTGAGGAAATCGCCCGCCTGTCAAATGCTTTGCAGTATGAGGGCAAAGATGCGCTTGATCGGCGGCTCTGGCAGTGGATGTTGGAGTGCGGGCAGGGATATCGCATTGTTCTTCCTGACAAAGGGTACAACGGCAACTACCCGGACGAAACGCCCCTACTGGTGGACGTTCCCGACCCGGACATGGCGTATGTGATTTACAACTCCGGCATCGGGCATAAGCCCATCGCCAACGTGCTGCACATCCCACGCAATTATCAGAATGACCTAAACGACCTGATTTGCGTGTATACGCCGAACCAGTACTTTGAAATCGACAACGGCAAAGTTACGAAATCGGAGAACCACTCCCTTGGAATGCTGCCGATGGTCGAATACAAGCTGAACCCGGAGCGGATGGGTTTGTTTGAACCGGCTATACCTGTACTGGATGCCATCAATGACCTTGAAAGCAACCGTCTGGACGGTGTGGCACAGTTCATCCAGTCCATCATGGTGTTTACCAACTGCCTTGTTGACGAGGATGCGTTGAACAAGGTGAAGGAATTGGGCGCAATGTGCTTGAAATCCACTTCTGGTCTGCCTGCTTCTGTTTCTCAGATTGCAAACGAGCTTGACCAGCAGCAGAGCCAGACCTTGCTTGATTCCATGTTGAACGTGTACCGCAGTCTGACTGCCATGCCTAGCGCCACTGGCAGCGAGAACGCAACGTCCGACAACGTGGGTGCAGTCATCGTCCGCAACGGCTGGAATCACACCGAAGCAAGAGCGCAACAGTACGAGAATATGTTCAAGTATGCTGAACGCCAAAGCTTGTCTGTGATGCTGAAAATCCTGCGTGATACAGCTAGTTCTAAGCTGATGGCAAGTGACATCAACATCAAACTGCCGCGCCGCCAGTACGATAACCAGCAGAGCAAAGTTCAGATTTTCGCACAGATGATTCGGCAGCCGATTGACCCGCAGTTGGCGTTCACCGCGCCCGGTCTGTTCCCTGACCCGCAGGCTGCTTATGAGATGAGCAAGCCCTTCCTGATTGCTTCCGGCAAATTGGGCGAGGACGGGAAAGCACCGAAGCCGCAGGAACAGCCTAAACAGGATGCTACCGGCACAAATGCTGGGAACATGGTAGACAAACAGCCTACCGATGCTAACCCGGAGAACAGCGATGAAATCAAACAGTGAAATCCTTGCAAGAGATTGGGATGACGATTTTGTCAAGAAGATGCAAAACCGAATTCTTGTCTCTCATTACAAGTATGGATGGATGAGCCAAACTTACCCAGAATTAGCGCAAGCTGTCAAGGAGATTCAACCACGCATTCAAAAATATCTCGAAACGGGAAATACCGAATGGCTGATTGATGTGGCTAATTTTGCAATGATTGAGTACTTACATCCGAGTGTTAAAAATGCTCATTTCGTTGGAACGGATAGTGAAGAATCGCCCGGTCTGACTAGTGGGATTAGCTACAAAGAGCTTGTGGACAATATGTAATCACCCCGAATTTTCGGGCTGATATATTCCGGCAGGGAAGCCGGGATACAAATTTCGCAGCGTTGCAGGGAAGCAACGGTAAAAAAACGCAGGAGGAAATTAACGATATGAAACTCAATGTGTTGCTTGGCGATGCCTACAAAGAGGGCATGACCGCCGATGAAATCATTTCTGCGCTTGAAAAGGTTGCAGACCCTAGCGCAGAAGTTGAGAAGCTACGCAACGCCGTGACGAAAGCCAACGGCGAAGCTGCTGAGTACAAGAAACAGCTCAAGGCAAAGCGCACCGATGACGAGAATGCCGCACAGGAACAGGCTGACAAGCTGGCAGAGATGCAGAAGCAGATTGAAGCTCTGACTGCCGACAAGGAGAACCTCGTCAAGGAAAAGACCCTTGCATCCTACCGCGAGAAGTTCGTTGCACAGGGTTATGACGCTGAACTTGCCAACAAGGCTGCATCTGCACTGGCTGACGGTGACATGGACAAGGTGTTTAAGTTCCAGTCGGAGTTTATGACTGCCCACGACACCGCTTACAAGGCTTCTCTGCTGAAGGATATGCCCACACCTCCGGGTGCGAATGGCAACGGCAGCTCTGACAGCGAAGGTGTGGCGTTTGCTAAGAGCCTTGCACAGCAGAACGCAAATACTTCTAAGGCATCGAGTGACGCAATGAGTGCTTTCCATTAACAAGGAGGAAAACATGAAGTTTACCCGAAACACGGTCAACGGAATCAACGATACCATCCTTGCTTCCAATGACTACACCGCCATTCCCTTTACCGTGACCGAAGCTGCTGCGGTTAAGGCTGGCTATCCCATGACCAAAGCCGGCAAGAAAGCAACCTCTGCCACCGCAGACGGCATTCTGCTGTATGACGTCGACCCGGCAGAGAACCCTAATGCTTCCCTGCTGATTCGTGGCGTTATCGACACCAAGAAAGCCGCTGCAAGCTCTGGCTTCACCTATGATTCTGATGCGATTACTGCGCTTAAGACCGCCATTCCTGGCATCTTCTGCCGTGACAACATCAGCGTGAACGCTTAATAGGAGGTAAAACAACATGGCACTGAATCTTAAGGAAGTCTTTGCCCCGGCTGCGATTGCCGCCTATTGGACGAATGACCCCACCAATGCGATGCCTTTCGCATCTGATGCACTGTTCCCCGCAAAGAAGAAGGCTGGTCTTGACCTGAAGTGGCTGCGCGGTCACAAGGGCGTTGGCGTTTCTCTGATGCCCAGCGCATTTGACGCAAAGGCTACGTTCCGTACCCGTGAGGGCTTTAAGTTCGATGAGACCGAGATGCCGTTCTTCCGTGAGGGTTATCATCTGGGCGAGAAAGACCGTCAGGAAATCCTGCGTGTTCTGGACAGCAATGACCCCTATGCTCGTGACGTGATGAACCGTCTGTACGATGACACTGCACAGCTTATCACTGGCGCACGTATCGTTCCCGAGCGCATGATCTGGCAGCTGCTGGCTCCCACCAATGGCGTTCCCGGTATCACCATCAAGGCAAACGGCGTGAACTACACCTACAATTACGACCCTGACGGCACTTGGAAGTCTACCAACTACAAGGAAGTCTCCGTCGCAAAGTCTAAGTGGAACGTCGCCACCGCCACCCCCATTGCTGACCTGAACGCCGCAAAGGACGCTGTTCTGGCAAGCGTTGGCGAGGTCGTGACTGAGGTGTACATGAACACCGCTACCTTCCGCAACATGATTGCTGCGGATGAGGTGAAGAACCGGTTCATGACTGTCACCGCAAAGGCAAATGCCGTTCTGCTGGACACTGAAGCCCGGCAGATTATCGAGTCCGCAACTGGGCTGACCATCCATCTGTACGACAAGATGTTCAAGGCAGACCAGTACAGTGCAAGCGAGAAGTACCTGCCTGATGGCATGGTAGTGGTTGCTCCGTCCGGCGCTCTGGGCAGCACTTGGTACGGCACTACTCCTGAGGAAGCCGACCTGCTGTCTGGCCAGTCCGGTGCATCCGTGTCCATCGTGAACACCGGCGTTGCCATCACCACTGAGCTGACCATTCACCCGGTCAACGCCAACGTCTATGCTTCTGAAATCGTCCTGCCGTCCTTTGAGCGCATGGACGCTGTGTACTGCATCAAGGCTTACTAAGGCGAAAGGAGGAAAGCAGCATGGGAGACCAGTATTCTGAAGCGGCAGTCAAGCTGGGGCAGTACATCGCCCCTGCGCTTGACCGTGAAATCACGGACGAGGACTACCCACTCTTCGACCTGCTGCTTGATTTCGCCAAAGACAAGATATTTGCGCAGGGCTACCCTTTCGGCAACAGACCGGACGAGTTGCCCTTGCAGTATCAGTCGTTGCAGATACGCATTGCAGCGGAACTGTACAACCACATCGGCGCAAACGGACAGACGAGCTATACCAACAATGGCATTACTCGTGTGTGGGAAAGCTCCGATGTGGCACAGTCCCTGCTGAATGAAGTGGTTCCGAGAGTAGGTGTTATCGGCTGATGTTCAATGGAAGCCCGCTGGACAAGCGCCCGCTGTGGTATTCGAACCCGGTTGGCGAGAAAACACCTGTTGTGGACGAATGGGGCAACGAAACCGGCGAAACATCGCAAACGTGGAGTGACCCCGCAAAGCTGATGTTGAATGTCAGCCCCCCTACTGGTTCTGCGGAAGCAAACCCTTTTGGAGCGTTCACGGATTACAGCTACGTTGTCAGTTCGTCCAGCAAAAAGCACAACACACCGCTTTACGAAGGCACACACGTCTGGTTTCAGACGGACGTTTCAAAACCCTTCAATTACACTGTGGTCAAAGTCGCAGATCATATTACAGACACGTTATATGCACTGAAAGAGGTGGCTGCAAGTGAAAATTAAAGTGAGGTTGAGCGATGCCGGACTTCGTGATGCGGAACGTCAGATACAGGAGCACAAGGCCACCCTGAACAAAAAGGCGCAGGAGTTTGCAAAGGCGTTGGCGCAAAAAGGCATTGACGTTGCGACTGTGCGGTTTGCTAACGCACAGTATGCTGGAGACAATGACGTAACAGTTGAGCACGACCCGGTACAAACGCCAAATGGCTTTGCAATCGTAGCGCACGGAAAGGCAGTTGCGTTCATCGAGTTTGGCACTGGCGCACATCACAACGGATATGGCGGAGAACTACCGCCCGGTGTTGGTGCACATGGCTCCTACGGCAAAGGGCAAGGCGCAAACCGCAGATGGTACTACTACGGCGAATCCGGCAATGCTGGCACACCTGTCAAACAGGTGGATGGAAAAGGCCAGTTGAATTACACTGATGGCAACGATGCAGCTATGGCTATGTGGGGAGCTGTTGAAGAAATGGCTTCTCAGGTCGAAGTAACGTGGAGGGAGGTTTGGAATAGTTGATCGATTATTTCAATTCCATTTTCACGGCTGTTGCTAAGGAACTGCGAAAGCAAGTTCCCGGCATCTTCGTTACCGGTGAAATCAATGGCAGCAACGTCAAAAAGTTTCCTTGTGTGCAAATAGAAGAAAACAGCAATGTCCCAAAGCACCGTGATTCTGCAAACCACAGCAAATACGCCGCTGTTTCCTTGCGTGTGCGCGTCTACTCCAACAAAACAAGCGGACGCATTGCAGAAGCACGTTACATTTTAGATATTGTGGATTCCGTATTGGAACCGCTCAATTTCTATCGAAAGTCGTTTGCCCCGTTGAATGGGCTGTACAACAATTCCGTCTATCGGATTGATTGCAGCTACGGGGCAACAATCGGAGAGGACGGAATGATTTACCGAAACTAAGGAGGTAAACATTCTATGAGTACTGCTATCTCCGGTCTGAATACCACCCTGTATTGTGGCGACAGCGCAACCGCTCTTACGAAGCTGTGCGACATCAAGGATGTACCTGACCTGATCTCCGAGCCTAACCTTCTGGATGCCACTACTCTGTCTGACCCTATGCAGGTCAACATCTTTGGCATCATCCAGAGCGACACCAAGTCTTTCACCGCCAACTACAACAAGGCTGACTATACGAAAGTCAAGGCAGCTGGCTATGATGAGACTTCCGAGAGCAATGCCGTGAAGTACTATGCCCTGAAAATGCAGGACGGCTCTGGCTTCACTTGGCAGGGTATGCATCAGGTTGGTCTGTCCGGCTTTGGCGTGGACGAGGTTGTGGAAATGACCATCAACTGCATCTTCACCAAGAAGCCTGAGTTCAGCGAGACCCTGACTGTCACTGGTGGCTAAACCGCAAAAATCGAATCAATCAAACCGGGCAGAACTGAACAACGGATTTGGTTCTGCCCCTATTTATAAAGGAGAGCATTTATTATGGCTGCTAAGGTTATCAACTTTTATTCCCCCGATGGCAAGAACACTTACGAGCTGACCTTCACTCGTGACAGCGTGGAAGCCACCGAACGTGCAGGCTTTCAGATTGGCCAGTACACCCAGATGACCAATCTGCTGTCCAACTCCCGTGCTCTGTTCTACGGCGCTTTTATCGCACGAAACAAAGGCATCAAACGCAAGGTCGTAGACGAAATGTTCCAGCACATCGAGGATAAAGAAGATCTGATGGGCGTTCTGCTTGAGATGTTCATGGATGCTTCTAAGTCTCTGCTGGCAACTGACACTGAGGACAAAACCGCAAAAAACGCAACGTGGGAGATTGTGTAACTGCACAATCTCAAGAAACAGACGGAGAGGGGGAACCATTCTCCTTCTCCAAGCTGTTCCACGATGTAGAAGCCTATTACATCTCCATCGGCATGACCTATGACCAGTTTTGGTACGGCGATGTCTGGCTAGCGAAGGTCTACCGTGACGCAGAGGAGCTGCGGGAACGCAGAGCCAACACAGAAGCGTGGAGAAACGGCTTTTACATGGCATCTGCGCTTTCCTCTACGGTTGGCAATATGTTCCGAAAGAAAGGGTCTAAGCCTATCAAGTACATGGATAGACCGCTTCCCCTTACCCAAAAGGAGAAAGACGAGTATGAATACCAACGCGCAGTTGAGGCGCAGGAGCGAATCAAGAGAACGATGTTCTCTATGATGGAAAGTGATGGTGGTAGTGATGGCTGATGTTGATATTACGAGCTTATCCGTAGAGATTTCTGCGGAATCGCAGGGCGCAGAGCTTAATATCGACAAGCTCGCTACCGCCATTTCTAATTTGCGGACGAAAGGCAACGTCACAAAGGTTGTAAACAGCCTTGACAAGCTGTCCGGTTCCATTGCAACGCTGAAACAGGCATCCGCTGGAATGTCAGGGCTGGACAAAATCACCAGCTTTCTAAATGGACTTTCCAACGTTAACCCGACCGCAAGCGCAAAGAGCATCAACACGGTCGTGAATGCAATCAAGAAGATTCCAGCGGCTGTGTCTGGTTTGAACGGCGTGGACTTTTACTCCATGTCCGGGAGCATTACTCAGCTCACTAGCGCTTTGGCTCCGCTGTCCATTCTGGATGCATCGAACCTTAAAGCTCTTGGCAGTGCTTTCAATGCGATCGGGAAGGTTCCTGACCTGACCGACAAGCTGAAAGCCACCGACCTCGATTCTTTTGCAAGTTTTTGCCAGAAGATTTCCGTCGCCCTTACTCCCCTTGCATCTCAGCTCGACAAGGTGGGCAATGCTTTTGCAAAGCTCCCTCCGCAGTTGAGCAAAGTGGTCACACAGGCAAACCGCGTGACCGCAGCCAACGAGAGGCAGCGTAAGAGCTATCTCAGTCTGTCCAATCAGATGAACGGCTTTATGCGGAACATGGCAAAGCTGGTTTCGTTGAAAGCTATTGCTGAATATCTTGGCAACGCTGTTGCAAAGTTCAATGACTTTTACGAAGCGACAGACCTGTTTCATAATGCCATGGGCAATTTGAGCGGTGAAGCCGATACGCTCATTAGCAAGATGCAAGGCTTGCTTGGCGTTGACCCGACCAAAGCGATGACTTACATGGCTACCATCCAGAGCTTGGGTACTTCGTTTGGTCTGACCAGCGACAAAGCATACATTCTGTCTAAGAACCTGACTCAGCTTGCCTATGATGAAGGCTCCTATTGGAACAAAAACGTTGCGGAAACCTTTACTGCAATGTCCTCTGCTATTTCTGGCGAGATTGAACCTATTCGCCGTCTTGGCGTTGATTTGTCTCAGGCGCGGTTACAGCAGGAACTTCTTGCCTTGGGCTTTAACAAACAGGTTTCTAGTCTGTCTCAGGCAGATAAAGCAGTTCTGCGTTATATCGCCATTATGAAGCAGACCGCTAACGTGCAGGGCAACCTTGCACAGACCATCCAAAGCCCTGCGAACCAGATTAAGATTCTGAAAGCGCAGTTGGATATGCTGGCGAAATCTGTTGGCTCTCTGCTCTACCCTGCCATGAAATCCATTCTTCCCCCGCTGATTGCCGCTGTTCAGCTCATTCGAGAGTTCGTTGAGTGGGTGGCAAAGCTGATGGGCGTAAAGGTTGTGTTCACCGATTTTACCAAGAGCGCTGACAGCGTTGGCGGCATCGGTGACGCAATGGACGAAACAACCGATTCGACAAAGAAAGCCGCCAAAGCCCTCAAGGACTACACGATGGGCTTTGATGAACTGAACATCATCGACCCCACACAGGGAAGCTCTGGCTCTGGCAGCGGCGCATCTGCTGGCAACATCTTAGGCGATGTAGACCTGTCCGGCTACGATATGTTCAAGCAGTACAACGAAGAGTTTGCAAAGCAGATTGATGCTCTCAAGCAGAAAATCAAGGATATGCTCCCCATCATCGGCGCTGTCACTGCTGCGCTTGCATTGTGGAAAATTGTTGATTTTTTGACAGATGTTGCGACCGCAATCTCCAAAATGACTGACTTGCAAAAGCTGGCTCTTTCAATTGCGACTGTTGTTATTGAAGCTTCGTTGGTATTTAGCTTTGCCAAAGGTTACGCTTCTACTGGAAACCCTCTTGAGCTTTTAGGTGAAGTGGTGTCTGCTGCGTTTGGTTCTTTTGTTCTTTGGCGCACAATGGGCGCGGATGGCATTACGCTTGGCATGGGTATCGCTTTTGTGGCAAGCCTTGCAGGTCTTACTTATGCGCTTGGTACCGGCGAAGCCAATCTTGGCGATGCAAGCACATGGATTCAGGCTGCTTTAACAACGGCATTCGGCTCTATTACTGGTATCACACTACTTACCAATCTTGGGGTAGCCACTGGTACAGCCGCAACGCTTTCTATCGGTCTTGCAGGTCTTATTACCTTTGCGGGAATTACATTCTCTCTTGGCGAAAAGCTGAAAGAATTTCCAGTTCTTGACACCATCATTGCTGCTTTGATGGGAATTTTTGGCGGCGTTGCTGGTGCTGGCGTTGCATTGCTTGTTGGCGCAAGCCTTCCTGTTGCTGGAGCTGTTGCCGCTGCTGGTGTCGGTATTGGCCTTGTTCTTCACTGGGCTGGTATCAAATGGGGCACTAAAGAGAGTGGCGAAAAAACAGATGCTGCCGCAGAAGCCGACATTAAAATGCATTATGTCGAAAATGTTTTTGAACAGCGCATTGAAGCCATCAAGCAAATTATCGTTACCAAGTGGAATGCGGCCATTGATTTTATGGCTTCTCTTCCCGGAAAGGTTGGGAATATCATAAACAGCATTGGCGAGTGGTTCAACTCTCTTCCTGAAAAAATCGGCTATGCCCTTGGCTTTGCTGTCGGCAAAATCGGGGAGTGGGTTGGAAACATGGTTACTACTGTAACAACCGAAGTTCCCAAAATCGTTTCTTCTGTTGTCAAATTCTTTAAAGAATTACCGGGCAATATTTGGACTGCAATTCTCAAAGCTCTTGACGTTATTTCTAAATGGCGGGAGCGCATGATAGCTTTCGTTGTTGTTGAAGTTCCAAAAATCATTTCGTCTATTGTCGGTGAGTTCAAAAAGCTTCCTGATGAATTAAGAAAACTTGGCAAATTCATCTGGGACGGCCTAATCAACGGTCTAAAAGATGCATGGAGTACCGTTACAAATGGTATTAAGAGTTTCACTGATGGTTTTATCAATGGTTTCAAGGACGCTCTTGGCATCCACTCCCCTTCTAAAGTCTTTGAACAGTTTGGTATCTATATCGATCAGGGTCTTGCAAACGGTATCACTGCAGCACTTCCTTACGTTGAACAAGCTATGACCAATCTGGCGAACGTTGTTCAGCAGAAGGGCAACGAGATGATTGACTATGGCACGACCACCGCAACGAATTTCGTTGATGGCTTCTTCAACGGCCTGAGCAGCAAGTGGCAGGAACTTGATTCCGGTTTGCAGAGCGACTTCTTCGGCACAGTGCAGAACCTTTGGAATGCTGTGCAGAGCGGAGATTTGAAAACGGTCGGAACAACTGCGGCAGCTATTATTTGGCAAGCGATGGGAGAAAAAAATCGTTCCGAGGTAAAAACGTATGCAGCAGACTTGATTTCTCAACTGTCTGACGTTCTAAAGAAAGCAGCCGGAACGCTATTTGATTCTGCATTGCAAATTGGCAAAAACATCTGGAAAGGCATTACCAATAATTTTGGGGATATTGTAAAAAGCGTATCTCAGCTGGGGCAAAAAATTTACAATGGATTTTCCAGCTTAAAAGTTCCACTTACAAATGCAGGCTTTTCTATCAGCAACGGATTACTTGGAGGCCTCGTTAGTAAATTCCCTGAAATTTTAACAGGCGTTGCTGGGGTAATCACATCTATTGGCGGCGCTTTTATGGGCATGCTGGAATCGATTGGTAGCGTCCTGACAAGTTTAGGAATCCCAACGGGTGTGCTGATGCTTGCTGGCGGAATTGCAATCGCCGCCGCAATTGCTGGTATTGTTGCAAGTTTAGGCGGATCCAGATCTTCAGTGAACCAAGATTATTCCAGCTATCCTGGAACAAGCGGATATGATTCCTCTACCGGGTCTACGACATCTACTGGAAGTTACTATCCAAGCTCTTCTACAAGTGGAGTAAGCGCATCCGACTTGAGGAGCGCAGTTCATGATGGTTGCTATGATGCGTTTCTTGATATTTTCCAGCGCTATGGTGATGAAATTACCGGTGGTAAAGAAGTCAGGCTGTTCATCGACGGAAAGCAGATTACCGCTTCGGTTGAAAAGCAGCAGGCTGACCGCGGCGTGCAAATCATGGGTACGGAAGTGTATAGCTATTAAGGGAGGGACGGTGAATTATGCAAGCTCTTGTATCAGTGAACGGCGTAGATTTGCCAGAACCTTCTTCTTATAGCGCAACAACTTCAACCATCGTTGATTCTGGCCGCAACGTGCAAGGCAAGGTTGTTGGCTCTGTGGTTCGACACGATGTTGCAAAAGTGGCTCTTAAGTGGAAATACCTTACCGCAAAACAATGGGCTTCCGTTATCGGCCCATTCACTAGAAACTTTTATTGCACGGTGCGATTTTACAATCAAGCAACAGCTTCTTATTCCACACGTCAGATGTATGTTTCCGACCGAACGGCCGGAATGTGGCGAAGGGGCCCAAACACTGGAAATGTAATGGGCTGGACGGATTGTTCTTTGAGCCTTGTTGAGGTCTAAAGGTGGTGGATTTTATATGTCTGTAAAGCCGTCCGATAAGTGGCTTTCGCAATATAATAATACGCTTGTACCCGAAACTTTTATTCAGATTACTTATCATGCAGCTGATGATGCGGCACAAACGGACGCTATTGCAAGTTCAGGTTCGCAAACCGTGTTTAGCAACGTGGCATCCATCACCGATCTCGACACTTCCGTTTCCGGAAATTATGCGACTGCTGAAACTAATTTTTGGGTTTTGGATGGAAGTCTTGGTATCGTTCCGGATTCCGAACCGTATCAAGAATGTGGCTATGTAAGCGGTGAATGCGTATCAAGCTCCAATCATCCAACCATCACATTTTCTTTTAGTAAAACCCACGAAGAAAAAATACCGGGCCTGACAATCGTTTGGTCTGAAATTTTAAATGAATGGGCAAAAACATTTAGAATTTCCGCTTACAAAGGAACCGCTCTTTTCTTGCAAAAGCAAATTGACAACAACGATTCCATCGAAACTTCAATTGAATTTGAAATTTCCAATTATGATTCGGTTGTTATTGAGGTTCTTGAATGGTGTATTCCAAACCGAAGAGCTCGTATCTCGCAAGTAGAATTTGGACAGCGTGTGAGATTTAGTAAAACAGACCTTCTGTCGTATTCCCATAAATCAAAACGTGACCCAATTTCCGGCCAGCTTTCTAAGGATTCGATTTCTTTTTCCATTGATAACAGCGATCAAAAATGGAATCCTATCAACCCTGACGGTCTCTACAAGTATTTGTATGAACGCCAAGCTGTTTTTGTAAAGTATGGCATGGACTTGGACGGACAGACCGAATGGATTAACGGAGGTAAGTTTTACCTTTCTAGTTGGAGTATTCCTTCTAATGGCATTACCGCTTCCTTTGAAGCTCGAGATGCTTTAGCATTTTTAATCGATTCACCATACACCGGAAGAAAAAGCGGAACTTTATACGAAATGTGTTATGACGCTTTGGAACTTCTTGATGTTTCTGGCATCAGCTATTACATCAATGAATCTTTGAAGGATTATACAGCTGATTTTAGTAACGGAAATTCTTCGTATAAAAACGCTGATGTGCTACAGCTTTCCGCTAACGCAGCCGGTATGGCTTTGTATCAGACAAGAAGCGGTGAGATTCGGATTGACCGAGTTCCGTACCTTCCTGAAAACAAGTCCGACATTTACGAAATCACCGAAATCAATGATTATCAGTATCCGGAGATCACTTTTTCTAATAAGTTAAAAAACATCTCTTACTCTCTAAATGGAGTTTCGTCATTGTATCCGAATGGTGCTACTGGCGATGGCGTTACGCAAAGTGTAAACAATGCACTTATCTCTTCCTCCATTGTCTCCCAGCCCAAAAATGTTCTAACTGAAAGTTATAAAGTGCTTTCTAACCGTCGAAAAGCCACCCTGTCTTATCGTGCCAGCCCACACAACGATGCTCTTGATTTTGTCAAGCTCAATCATCAGTTTGGATATTCTTCTAACTTGTTGATTACGGACGTTTCTTACACGTTTAATGGCAGCTTTAAGGGCTCCGTTACCGGGTATATGATTGAAGATGTTGATTCGTTACAAATCGATGCTTCTGAAATTTACTTGCATCCTACCGATACGATTACACTCACTGCAACGCTTACCCCTGCGTCTGCCGATTCCCCTGTTATTGTTTGGAATGCATCTCCCGCTGGTATCGTTGAACTGAATGTCATCAAGAACGAACGCGGTGTATCTGTCTGCAAAGTCACGTATTTACACAGTGGAAAGGCAACGATCACAGCTACAGTCGCAAGCCTTTCCGCTTCTTGCAACGCTACTACGATTGCGGACGAGATTTCCAACCTCAAAGAAGGCGATACCGTTTACATCTCCGTCGCTGGCGTTTACACTGCTTTTCTTGTCTCAAAGCATAATTATGAGCCTGAATTAAACGGGACCGGAAGAACGCTTTTAGCGCATAAAGACCCGATTTTTGGCAACGGTACAGAGGATTTTGCGTGGGATAGTAAAATGACAACTCCCGCAGAGTATTCGACCAGCAGCATTGATGCCTTATTAAACGGAAACGTAAAAAATTCTTTTTCTGATTTTATGCAGAAAAAAATCGGCAAAACTACTTTTTATTATACTCCCGCGTTCAAAAAAAATGATTCTAACGAGTACGTACCTTCTGCTGTGTCTACTCTATCTCGCAGTATATTTTTACCTTCCGCAAAAGAAATATACTACGGATTTCCCGATAACAGTAGTGGTATTAACGAAATTTGGGGTTATGGATGCAACGCAGAAGGAAGCCCGCTCCCTACAGCAAAAGAACTTCTGAGAAATCCTTTTTTTATGGTCGGAGACGTTTACAGCCCGTATCAGCAGTGGACGAGAACTCCCGTTACCCATCTTGAATATTTTGGCATGGGCCCTTCTGTTGGAAGTATCTATTATCGTTCTATTGTTGTTTCAGGATATTGGGACAAAGCACATCTTGGTAATTCTAATGACGAAGAATTATTTTTTTATGATTGTATCGGTTCTGGGGACGCAAACTATAAGTGCTATCATTACATGTTTACCGTTCCGAGTAATTTGCCTATTGGGTATCAAAACAGAGTTGAGGAAGAATAATTTATGGATCGTTGGATTACAGACCGCACGCAATCAGATGTTGACCGTGTGAAAGAAATTACCGCAAAGGCGAGAACAGGCACGTGGACAAAAGCCGAACAATCGGAATGGCTTGCCGGAATGAAGGGCGCTTTAAGTTATACGGATTTCAACCGCATTGAATCCGGCATTCAAGAACTTGGCTCCATTGTTGGCGCATCTGTTTCTGTTCGGACTGATTGGACAGTCGATGGATATATGAAAGTCTCCGATGCAACACGCTGGCTTTCTAACATCAAATCCATTCGCACTAAATGCTCTGGCCCATCTGCTATTGCAGATACGCCAGAAAGCATGAATAAACTCGATTTTTCAACAATGAATCAAATCGAGCAAATTTTGTTCGACATTGAAACGCTTGCTAAAACATACGTTACGTTTTCCGGTGAATACATGACAGGAGATGGACAATATGGTTTTTGAAGACCGTGTGGCAAAATATCCGGGTCGGTGGACAATGGTAAAATCGGATGGAACATCCGAAATTGTCACTCTTATCCGAAATGACGAGCCAACAAAAGAAGGAACGCCAATCAACGCAGCCACCTTAAACGAGCTGAGTACTGTTGCGGGAGCAATTAACGCAAAGGAAGAATCCATTTCAGCAGCGCAGGCTGCTGCATCTGAAAGGGCTAAAGCAGAACAAGCGGCTACAAATTCTGCGAAAAGCGAAAAAAATTCGAAAGCGTCCGAGACGGAGTCTGCCAAAAATTTGCAAGGGACCAAAGAGTATTTCGAGCAAGTGCGCACCATCACCATTGGTGCACAGGGCTGGTACGCCACGCCGGAAGCCCTCAAGACTGCTGTTCCGGTGGGCGAAAACGGCTGGTGGGCAGTGGTCGGCACGACCGACACCATCTGGACGTGGGACAGCGACACGGGCGCGTGGAAAGACAGCGTACAGAAGGCCGATCTGTCCGACTACTACACACGGGAACAAGTAAACAGGCTTCTTGAAGTGCAAAAGCTTGCAGACCATCCCGTGGGCAGCATCTACCAGAGCACCGACCCCACCAGCCCTGCCGCCCTGTTTGGCGGAACATGGGAGCAGATCGCGTCCGACCGCGTGCTGATGGGTGCCAGCAGAAGCCACGCAGCGGGCACCACCGTGAAGGCCGGTCTGCCGAACATCACAGGTAGTTTAAGCGAAACCTCAAATGACGGTAAAACAACACCATTTCGCGGTAATAAAAACGCCATATCGTCAATAGGTGCTTTGGCAGTTACAGAGGCTAGCTCTCCTTTTTGTGGATATGCTGGATATGAAGGGTCGGCATATGATATTTCTTTTGATGCTTCCCGCTCGAATTCTATTTACGGCCGCAGCGCCACCGTGCAGCCTGCCGCCTACTATGTGCACATCTGGCGGCGCGTGGCCTGAGAAAGGAGGTTTTGAACCATGAAAATCATTGACGAGAACGGTGCAGCCATTGAAAACCCTGACCTGACGCTTGGGTATCTGGTGGACGACACCGAGCCAGTGGAGCACCCCGCCGTGGAAGGCGTGGAGGAACAGTGGCACTGGGAGACCGTGACCGAGTATCCAAACGGTGGCAAGGACGTGCAGAAGATCGTTGACCGTCCCGGCGTTCAGGCGCAGGAGGAATGGGTGGAACAGGTGCCCATCCAGAAGTACATCCGCTACACCGCCGAAGAGCTGGCCGCGCAGGAAGAAGCACGCAAAAAGGCCGAAGCCCGGGAGAAGCTGCCGGACACGGTGGCGGCACTGCAGGAAGAAAACAAGATGCTCAGGCAATGCTTGCTTGAAATGAGCGAGATTGTTTATGCATAAAATCACACAAAAATTAGAAAGGATGGTACGTATGATGGCGAAGCTGTGGGCACAGGAAATCATGTATGCTGAGACTATGGAGGATGCAAAGGCTCTGTATGAGCGCTGCCCCCGCCTGCTGAAGGAGAAGGTCAAGGCGCTGCTCATCAAGAGCGGCTTTGAGGAAATCACGCAGTAAGGAGGACGCTATGGCTGAAATCATGGATGTATCCCGATATCAGGGCACGATCAACTGGGAGAAGGTCAAGGCAAGCGGAAAAGTGGACGGCGTGATGATTCGCGCCATGGGCAACAGTGCAGCGGGCAGGCCCAGTGCGCCCTACACTGACCCGCAGTTTGCCCGCAATTACAGCGAGTGCAAGCGGCTGGGCATCCCCTGCGGCGTGTATGGCTACTTCAAGGCGGTCAACCGGGAGCAGGCCGACAAGGAGCTGGCTTACTTCAAGAAGCTGCTCACCGGCCGGAGCTTTGAGCTGCCGGTGGCCGTGGACATCGAGGACGAGGTGCAGAAGCCGCTGGGCAAGGATGCGCTGACCGACCTGACAGCTTACATGCTGGGCACGGTGGAAAGCTGGGGCATGTACGCTCTGCTCTACACCGGCCTGTGGTTCGGCAGCACCTTCCTGGACATGGGCGGCGCAGCCCTGAAGCCATACGACGTGTGGCTGGCTGCCTACCGGACGAAGAAGCCCGCTCCCGGCTGGCCCTTTGGCATGTGGCAGTACACCAGCAAGGCGCGTGTACCCGGTGTGGCCACTAACGTGGACATGTCCCACGCATACAAGGACTATGCGGGTATCATCAGCAAGAAGGGTCTGACCCGTCTCCGGGAGGGTAAATGACCGAAAAAGAAGCTTTGCTGTGGGTGCTTGGCATCCTGGGCAGCCTGTGCGCCGCGGCCATTACCATCGACAAGGTGCTGGACATCATCCACAAGTACATCAAAAAGGCGCAGGCCCCCGACGATGCGCAGAACAAGCGAATGGATACGCTCGAAAAAAGACTTGGCGTGCTGGAACAGGGACAGCTTCAGCACGCACAGGCCCTTGCAAGAGACCTGCGCCGCTTTGACGGCCTCGATGAAGAGATGCGTCTCGTACTCGTTGGCGTACAAAATCTTTTGGATTCACAGCTGTCCGGCAACAATCGCGAAGGTATGCAAAAAAGCAAATCCGATATTAACAACTACCTACTGAAAGGAGTAACAAATCATGGAAGCAATGTTTAACTTTATCCCCGCACCCATCGCACTGGTACTGATGCTCATCGGCTTTGCCGCGCTGGCCGTTGGTGCCATCCGGCTGGGCTACAAGCAGTACGTCAAGCAGTGGGCGCTGGAACTCGTGACCATCGCCGAGGACAGCATCATGGGCAGCGGTCAGGGCGCAAAGAAAAAGGCACAGGTCTTTGCCGCGCTGCGCGGCGCACTGCCGGACTGGCTGAAGCCTTTCATCACGGATGAAGTGCTGGACAGCGTGATCGAAAAGGCCGTCAGCATGATGAAAAAGGCACTGGCAGAAAAGAAGCCTACCATCAACAAGGAGTAAAGCATGATCGAGCAAAGCGTATCTCTCGCATCCAACGGCACGGCAAAGTTGCCCGGCTATGAGCAGCTGGTGCGCTTTGGCTACACTAAAAACCGGGGCGTGTACCGCCTGCACGTCGATGCAACCGGCGAGTGGGAGGGCCTGACCGTCCGGGCATTTTGGCATGTTCCAGGCGGCAAAGACCCGGTATCCTCGCTGGTGGCGGACGACGGCTATGTGGACGTGCCCGCCAGCGTGACCGCACAGCCCGGCAATGGCTGCATCACCTTTGAGGGCAGCGACGGCACCAAGACCGTCACCAGCGCAGATCTGCACTACCGTGTAAGTGCCAACTCCGGCACAGAGGACGGCACAGAGCCGGAACCGGGCACCCCTGCATGGCAGCAGCTGGTAGATGCTGTACACACCGATGCCACCGCCGCAGAGCAGGCAAAGACCGATGCGCAGACGGCAGCACAGCAGGCCGGGGCATCTGCCAAAAAGGCCGGACAGGCTCTTTCTGACACCATCACCGCCAAAGAAGACGCGCTGAAAGCCATCGGTGACAAGCAGACCGCCGCCACACAGGCTGTGGACACAGCCCGGGACAAGGCCCTCAAGCAGGTGGAAGCCTCCACAAAAGCCGCACAGACCGCCGCCAGCGAAGCCGCCACCAGTGCAGGCAATGCCAGCCAAAGCGCTCAGGAAGCTGCTGACAGCCTGCAGGAGCTCAAGGACGGCATTGCAAACGGCGATTTCAAAGGCGAGAAGGGTGACCCCGGCCCTGCCGTAGCACTGGACACCACCCTCACCCACGAGGGCGAAGCTGCCGATGCAAAAGCCACAGGTGACGCTATCAGCGCAGTAAAGGCACGGCAGAACATCCTCACAGGCACGGAGACAGGCAACCCCATCTCCGTTGACGACGCTTTCCCTGCGCCCCTGTGCGGCCTGACCGTGTACGGCAAGAGCACGCAGGACGGCACACCCACACCGGATGCACCTGTGCCTATCGTGAGCGCAGGCGACGGCGGGAGCATAACGGTCACCTTGAGCGATGGAAACGGCAAAACGCAAACTCTCACCCTCCCCACTCCCAACGGCTTACCCGGCATCCCTGTCACCTCTGGCGGCAACTACACCGACAGCACGGGCCAACAGTGGGTGTGCGACGAGGTGGACTTGGAGAGAGGGGTGAAGGTGCAGAGGATTTACGAGGTTGATGTTGACGGTGAAAACGTTAAGTTTGAACAAGCTGATGTCTACGCCAATCTTGCACCAAAAGGAATACCAATCGCCTTGGTGTCCGGAGGAGAAGGAGCACGCGCAATTAGTACGTTTACTAGTTTACCGTGGTTTTACAATAAGGCTAGTCAATTCCTATATCTGATAGCGGCTAATATTTCTGACCAGCTCAACGAGTCTTGCAAAAAGCAGCTGGGTAAAATCTATTACGCTCTCGCTACCCCCATCGAAACCCCGCTCACCCCTGACGAAATCGCCGCCTACAAAGCCCTCACCGCTTACGGCCCTGACACGGTGGTGCAGGCGAGCGACGGCGCGGGGGTCAAGTTGGACTACCAGCGGGACGTAAATCTCGTCGTCAAAAATTTTGAGGACGCCATTGCGTCCATGACTACCACATAAGGAGGTACTTATGGCAATTAAATCCAAATCCCGTCATGACCTGACCTTGCGCTCCATCAAGCGGGAGATCGCTGCCGGACGTGACGTGGCATACTGGCTGGACAAGGCGTACACCCATCTGGACAGCGGCCTGCTGACGGAGGACGACATTGCAGGGGTGGAAGCCCTTGCACAGGCGTACTACGACGCTCTGGATGCGAAAGACAAGGCGAACGCTGAGAAAATCACACTGTAAGGAGGCATAACACATGAACGCAGTAAATGTCGAAGATTTGCTCGATTTGATCGAATCCATGAAACGCATATCTGCGGATGAAATTATCGCTGCATCAAAAGAGAACAACAAGCTGGAGCGCATTGCACACATCGCAACGGAAGCAACTTATACGGCTGTTATCGAAAAGTTGGAAAGCCTCCACGTGTACGCAGTAACCGTTTTGGATAGCAAGGAGTAAAGCAATGAGTAGGCTCGATTCAAGAAAAGTAACTGGCTTCCAGCAGGACAGGATGAAGTTTGTCCTTGACAGTGCAAAACAACTTGAAAAATGTATCAATGATGTTTGCCATGATGGACGTGAAAAGTCTCTTGCCATGACAAAACTAGAGGAATGCGTGATGTGGGCAAACAAATCAATTTCGTTTGAAAACGGCTAAAGGAGGATATCATGGGCACTGCATACGAGCATTTTGTTGACACCAACAAAATGTACGCCGCACAAGAGCAATTTCGTGACCTCACGAAAATGGTCTGCGCACGTCTTCGCGGCCTCACGAAAACATACCATCCCGGCAATGTCAACAAAATGGTGACGTTTTGTCACCAGTTTGCCGTGCTTGGCAATATGGTGCGTAACGCCGGACAGCTGCCGCAGCCTTTCTGGCTCGGTACTGCCTGTGGCGGCGGCTCGTGTAGTGCTGCCCGCTGCGCTGCAAGGACTTGACCGACAGCAGATGACCGCCGCCATCAAAAACGCACCGCTTGGGAGGGTAGACCGTAAGATAGCCTTACTGCGGTACGTTGAGCGGCTCCCGCTGCCGGACATTGCAGCACAGACGCATTACAGCCGGACGGCGATAGGCTACCGGCTGAAAGCTATTGATGAAAAGCTAGACGAAAGGAGCTCACTGTGAACCTCGAAAATGTTCCGACCGCAAATCTTATTACAGAGCTTCGCAAACGCGAGGGCGTGAAAACGACCGTTGTTGAGCCCTATCAGGACGCAGCGGTAAGCGTCAACGGCCCTGCGCTGGTTCTTGTCGTGACGGATTGATTGTGGTATAATAACATCAACAAATCCACCCGGCCTCTCAAAGAAGCGCATTAGGGCGGATATCTGAACCCGTCAAGCCTCTCGACGATGCGTATCATGGCGGGTCTTTTTCGTTGATACAGTCTCCCGCTCGCCTACTTATAGTGCGCACCATGCGGGATACGAAATTTTGCCACTTCGGTGGCAGGGCGATTACTCGCTCACTTATAATCCATCAGCTTTAGTCTGGTGGATTTTGTTTTATTCACACTGGTTTTGTCGAAAGCATTGCCATATATTGGATGATGTGATATCTTATCATTGCACTCCAAAGTGTGTGCCCTTAACAGTTAAGCGCTCATGCGGATTTTTCCGTGTGGGCGCTTTTCTTTTTTTGTCCTTCGTTGTACCTTCGTTGTCCTTCGCTTTCTGCCGGTGCGGTACACTGGGAGCATCAGGAGGGATGTATTATGAGCTATTATCCGACACCCGGAACTCCCTATGTTCCGCAGCAGCCTGTCAACCCTTACGGTGGCATGGGCACGGTAGGGCTTGCCACTCCCCTGCCAAACACGCAAGTACAGCAGATGCAGCAGCGTCCGCAGCCGATGAATGGGCAGCAGCCTGTTCAGCAGTCGGCACAAGACGGCGGTTGGTTGCTTGGCAGACCTGTTTCCAGCAGGGAGGAGTTTTTGGCGATACCGTCTGACCTGTACGGCAGACCTACCTACTGTCCAGACCTGCGGAGTGGCGTGATCTACTGCAAGCGGCTGAACCCGGACACCTGTGAATCCTATGTGCAGGAGTTTTACAGCCCGGAAGCATGGCGGCAGATACAAGCGCAACAGGCACAGCAGACCGCTGCACCGACACAGCAGTATGTGCCTGTTGAAGAGTATAACGCCCTCGTCCACAGGCTGGATGAACTGGAAAAGTGGCAGAAAAGCTTTTCTAAGCCCACTGCCGCAGCGAAGAAAGGAGAATAACTATGCCCTCTCCGTTTGATATGATTACGCACAGCCCCATCATGCAGCTTGCAAATTTGGCTCGTGCCGGACAGAACCCGATGGGGCTTATCCAGCAGTTGAGCGGGCAAAACGCCCCTATCATGCAGGGCTTGAACCTGATTCAGGGCAAAAACGAAACGCAGCTCAGGACGATGGCGCAGAACCTCGCCAAAGAGCGTGGTATCGACTTGAACCAGCTTGCAAGCGTCCTGAATTTGACGCTTCCGAAGTGAGGAGGCTTTACAATGGATGATTTTGAAAACAGCCATTCCAAAAAAGATTTTGACATCAACAATCTGTGTAGCGATGACAAAATATGGATTCCTTTAATGCTTGGCTTGATTTTCGGTGCTGCTAGCAAAAATTGGGATGACCCGAAAGATAAAAAAGACAATCCTCCGAGCTAACTTGATAATCCTAAAATAAGCATCCCTCTAAGCGAAACGCTTCTCAGTTTTGCGGACTTGATAAAAACCGCTTTTATCTGGCTTCGCCCATCGCACACGGCGATGGGATAGCATAACGCAAAACTGAAAGGAGTTTTGTTATGGACGATTTTGCAACTGGCTATCTGGCTGGGCAGGACGGCGGCAATAACGGCGGCGGTTTCTTCGGTAACGAAGGGCTGTGGGCGGTTATCATCCTCGCCATCATCTTCGGCTGGGGCACAAACGGCTATGGCCGGAACGGCGGAGACAACGGCATGAACGCCTACATCCCCTATCTGGTCGGCACTGGCGCAACTGGTCAGGGCGGCGCAGATACTCGTGCGGCTTTGTCGGAGGGCTTCTACCAGCAGGACACTTCCCGTTCTCTGGCTGGCATCCAGAGCGGCATCTGCTCTCTGGGCTATGACCAGCTCGCACAGATGAACACCCTCAACGCTGCCATTGCGGGCGGCTTTGCTGGTACTAATCAGGCGATCTGTCAGCTCGGCTACCAGAACGCACAGCTCGTGAACGGTCTGGAACGTAGCGTGTCCAACGGCGACAACGCCATCAGCCTTGCCATCATGCAGGAGGGCAACGCACGTCAGGCGGGTCAGACCGCTATCCAGACGCAGCTTGCGTCTTGCTGCTGCGAGAACAAGCAGCTGATCGGCGATCTGAAGTACACCATTGCACAGCAGGACTGCGCTACCCGTCAGGCTATCGCAGACAACGCCCGTGCCATCGTGGACAACTGCAACGCCAACTTCCGCAGCATGATGGACTACTTCACGCAGGATAAGATCGCAACCCTGACCGCTGAGAACCAGAGCTTGAAGTTCGCCGCTTCTCAGGATCGTCAGAATGCGCTTCTGACCACCGTGATGTCTCAGCAGACTGATACCATCCTGAACCGTGTGAATCCTCGTCCGATTCCCGCTTATCAGGTGGCAAACCCCAACTTGGGCGTGAACTGCTGCGGCTGCTGCTAACCAACACACTCCCCGATAACACCGGGTGAACCATCGGGGCAGGGGCAAGACACCTCTGCCCCTGATTTTTTAGGAGGAAAACATTATGGCTTGCAAAACAAGCTGCAAACTCTGCCCCCATCTGGTCTTGAGCCAGTCGGTGACGTTCGCTAATGATACGCTGACCATCAACATCCCTGCTGGGGCATACCAAAACGGAGAGAAGTATTGCATCGTGATTGCCCAAAGCATCCCGGACACGACCACCATCAACGCCCCTGTGGTCATTACCATCGGTGCAGGAACGACGGCATACCCTCTGACCGACTGCAACTGCGCTCAGGCGACCGCCGAGAGCATTCACACACGCACCCGTTACGCTACCCGTGTTGCAACGTCTGCGACCGGCACAGGCACGTTCAAGTATCTTGGCTGCTTCTGCCGTTCCCACGCTGGTGCGCCCGCGTCTATTTCTTGAGGAGGTGTAGATTATGGGCAAGAACAATTTTCGCCGCATGATGATGCTCCGTGACCACGACAAAGACCGTGAGCCGGAACGTGACCGCCTTGAGGAAGAGCGTGACCGCAGGGAACGTGAGATGGAACGCCGCCTGCGTAAGCTGGAGGGCGGCAACGACCGCTATCCCTACTATCCGCAGGAGGAGAACCGCTACATCGACCCCTACCCCATCCCCCGCTACCCTGACGTAGAGAATGGGCGCAGAATGCCGCAAATCGGCTTCTCGCAGAACGGTGACTGGGATAAACGGTCTGGACAGTACGAACGCGGCGGCGCAGACAGCCGCTCCATCAAGATGCCGCGCCAGCACCTCACCCACGATGAAGCAGAGGAATGGTGCGACAGCATGGTGAACGCTGACGGCACGAAGGGCTGTCACTGGACGCTGGAGCAGACACAGGACGTTGCCAAACAGCGCAATATCACCTGCGACCCGAACGATTTCTGGGCTGTCATGAACATGATGTACTCGGATTATTGTCAGGTCGCAAAACGCCAGTCCGTTGACACTCCGGGCTTCTACGCTGACATGGCAAAAGCGTTCCTTGATGACACGGACGCTGTAGACGGCAAGGCATATCTCTACTGGAATTGCATTGCTGATAAGTAAAACAAAACCCCTGTGTGGCCTTGATTGGTTGCACAGGGGCTGTTTTGTTATTCATCAAAAATATTTTCGACTGGAGCAAAGGCGATGCTTTCCATAAATCATTTGCTCACTCCATTTCGTCCAGTAACTCTTTTGCATGATTAAGCACGTCGTTGGTAACGACCTTGCCGCCACGATTCAGTAACAAGAACACACGCAACGTATCTTTCCTAGAAAGATTCCGCAAATCTGCAATAGCAACAGCGGTCTCATCAAATGTTCTCTTGTCCTTTTTAGAGAGTTCACTATACAGATATCCTTTGTAACGGAAACGATCTTCGTAGAATGCAGTCAGCGTCAGAAGTCTCTGCTTTCCATCAATGATTTCATAAAGGTAATTCTGATTTTCATTCCATTCGTCCATATCAATATTTTTTAAAACGAATCGACCAATTTCACCGCCCATAAAAATTGTTTCAAGAAGCAGTTTACGGTCATCATCCGTCCAAACAGATCCACGTTGATAGTTCGGATTACAATTGATGCCAAAGAAATAGTATCTGTGAAGTAAAGATTCAATAGTCACGTTTGAGTAAGAAATCTTAATATCTTCATTCTTTGTCAGTTGAGATTTCTTCTCAACGCCTGCTTTACGAATGTTAAACCACGTTTCGTACCTATATCCATCATCATAAGAAACACCGTAATATAAACCACTGTCGCAGACTTCATCAATCTTGCATCCGCTAAGATTACCAATCTCTACGGCATCTCCCACATCATAATAGTATGTAGGCTCACCAGCACGGCTTGCCATCTCAGGAAGCTCCGTAAAAGCAGGCGACTTACGAGCTACTTCTTTCGGCGTTAATTGCATTGCTTCTACCGTTTTCCTTCTCGGCATAACTATTTCCTCCTAAATCCTAGTTTTATCTGTTAAGCAGTTCTTTGATGTAAAGCGTCTCAAAATTTTTCAGATGAGGATATTCATTTCGAGCCATCCTCTCTGTTTGTTCTTCAACACTCAAAATGCTTTCAAAGTCATCATCCACATCAACAACATAACACATACATTCGTGGTCGTGCTTATCATTCCAACCTTCAAAAAGAACAACGAACTTTTTCATATTGTCAATCCTCCAAAAAATCTTCCAGTTCAATCTTTCCATCTGCTGCCGCAACAGCCAGAGCGTACACGAACTGTCCAATCGTCATTCCGTGTCGCCTTGCTTCACGGTTGATGTACTTGCGCTCTTCCTCGCTCATAAGGATGGTAATGCGCTTTGAACGCTTGCCGTCACCGCTTGCAACGCCTTGATGCGATTCCGGCATCGGGATTTTTTTCTTTGTCAAGCCAGATTCGGCTAACGCACCGGGAACATTGCCTTGTTCGATAAGACGTTGAACCTCCTTCGCCTGTTTCAGCTTCTTTGGCTTACTTTCGCTTACCACGGCATTATTTGGCTGTGTTTCGCTGTCTTTGGCTTGCTTTGGCTTAATGCTGATTAACTGTTCTTCATCAGGCTGTGCATGGCTGTCTGTGGCTTCACTAGGCTTAATCTGTGCTTGCTCGGCTTCGTTCGGCTTTGCTTGGCTTACTTCTTCTTCCTTTGGCTCGCTTCGGCTTAATGTCTGCTCCGAAAAAATAGGCTGAAAATCAAACCCGCCAAGCAAGCCTGAGGATTTTTTGCTGGTTGATTTCATTCTTCTACAGCCTCCATTCGCGCTCCACAATTAGGGCAGAAATTGATTGCCCACATAAAATTTTTCCTAAACTTCGCCATGCAGTTTGAGCAACCAATACCGTCCACTTTTACTCGTACGCCGCCGTTGTCTAAGTCCATATAGCTGTAATTTGCTTGTTCCCAATGTGCAATTGGACGCACAACATTTTCAGTTTTCTTTTTAGCCATTTTTATTTTCCCTCCGCAATCATCTGCGCCAACGCCTTAAAGTCCTCTGCACTGGTGCTCTTCGCCGTGTCACCGCTAAACAGGCTGTGCCGTTCTGCCTGCGCCTTACGAACGCCCATAGACGGTCTAATCTTCACATCCAGAAGCGTTGTTCCCATGCTCTGTGCAATCACAGGAAGCTGCTCAACAACCTCTTTGGACAGGTTCTCACGGCTCTTGTACTGGTTCAGAAGCAGACCTTCAATCTTCAAAGTCGGATTGAAGTATCTGCGAACATCGCCGATGGTCTGCGAAAGCTGGCTCAAACCAGCCAGTGCGTATCGGTCGGCTGTGATGGGGACGATGATGCTGTTGGCGGCGATCAGCGCGTTCACAAGCGCAAGACCAAGCTGCGGGGGAGTGTCCAGCACAATGTAATCGTACTGCTCAGACACGCTTTCAAGGGCTTCCCGTAGCCGGAAGTTCTTGCCCATGTCCCGGACAAGCTGTTCGTCAATGTCCTTCAGTGCACTGTCGGACGGCAGAATGTCACCAGCTTCACAGTGCTGGATTCCTTCTTCGACCGTGCCTTGCCGGGTCATCACATCGAACAGGGTACATACATCCTCTGTCTGCGCGCCGTAGGTGTCCGTTGCGTTACATTGAGCGTCGCAGTCCACCAGCAATACCTTCTTGCCAAGCAACTGCAATGCACCAGCCAGACAGGTGCTTGTGGTAGTCTTTCCTGTGCCGCCCTTCTGGTTGGCGACGGCTATGATTTTTGCCATTTTATCACTCTTTCTTTATTTGCTGTTAAGCGCTTCAATGGAATAAAACGCAGGCATATACTTGTCTACAATACCCGCTTTGTCTACGCTTCTAATCAGATAGCCAACAGGTCTGTCAGGGAACGGAGACCTGTCCAAAGACAAGATGTCCTTATACGCCGCCTTCACCGTGTCGTAAACCGCTTCTCTGCGTCTCGGCAGCTTGATTTCTGGATGCTCTTTCTTCATCCACTTCTCAACTACCTTCGCCACGTCAATGCAGTCCTGCTTTTCCAATTCGTCACACACAGACCAATCAAAATCATCGTATCCGCTTCTACGGGGCTTTCTCACGGCTTTTTGAGGTTCTACCGGCACTTCGCTTGCCTGAGCTTCAATCAGCGTCTCAGACGCTTTAATTTTGGGCTTGAACTTGACCGCCACAGCCTTTCGTGCCACAAGAACCGGTTCATAGGTCACTACGATGTCAGACACGGCATTGATTTCATCTACTGCAACGTCAAGCACTCGTTTGCGGAGATTCTTGTAAACATCGTAGCTTGCTTCCATCGCACCGAGCTGTTCTCTCAGCTTTTTCAGACTGATTTCATGCGGCTTGCTGTCCATGTTCAACCAGTCCCGAAGAATCGAATAAAGCAAAATGCTGTATTGAGACTTCATTCTTGACGTGTAACGCAGCCGATACCGAACATAGCCGCTTTCAGCAATGTCAAAGAAAATAGGGCGAAGGTCAGGGTTGCAAGTGATTGCCACAACATAAGACCTTGTTTCCGGCACATAGTCCAGTTTTGCCCTTGTGAAAAGGACAAAGCTCTCAAATGTTCCCTTTTCTTTGTCAATGGGAATCGACACAGTGTTGCCCAAAAAGTGCTTGATCTGCGGCTCAATCCTTCGTGCATCAAGGCTTTTTAACCCCAGCAGGTCTCTGTACTCTGCCAAAGTGAACTCCACACGGCTGCTGTTTGGGTCTCTCGGATTTATTCTTGACAAGTAAACCTCTAGCAACCGAAGCTCGCCTGCCGTGTAGTCCCTAAACTTTGCCCACACAAGGGATTTGCTTTTTTCAACAAGGTTGTTGTCGGATATTTTAGGCATCTGTTCGCCTCCTTTTCTAGCCTAAAAGCAGTATATCACAGGCCGGGGGACAAGTCAATACATTTTGTCCCCCATGGCTTGTCTTTTTGTCCCCCACAGGGTCGTCAAAACGTCCCCCATGACTTGTCAAAATGTCCCCCATGCTTTGTCATTTCGTCCCCCATCTACCTATTATATATTAAACAAGAAATAAACAAGAGGTTAAATATCATCGTTAAATAAGCGATGACGATAATTTTCAACAATTTCTTTGTTTTTCTATTCCAGCTTGTGGATAACTCAACCTTTCATTTGCTGAATAAAGTATTCCCGGTAATGATTAGTCTTATATAACGTGTACAAAAAGTGGATGAAAAACTTTTAAGCCGGTGTTATGGGGGACAGATTGACAAGCCGACCAATCACAGACAATAAATTAACGACAACTCGTTATTTATTCCGCGAAAATGCTGTCGATTTACAGACTATGGGGGACGGAATGACAAGGCAAATTTGCCCGATAGGTGCACAAAAAGTGGATGAACGTGGACAAAATGTTCTTCAAAAACTGCGATAATTCGACAATCAGCGCAAAATGTTTTCTTCGTTGATGGTATAAGAATCGTTTCGCTTCATCGCCGCAGCTTCCCCACAGTCCTGTGCCTGATACAAAATCTGCATATTGGGTTGTGTTCCGTCTGGGTCTGGGTCGGTTTTGGTGGCCTGTGCCATTTCATAATGACCTGTGACAGTGCGGCAGACAGACACACGATCACGCAAAGTCGTATGAAGGTTGGCTACCATTTCGCACAGAACGGCAAGGTAATCTGAGCCGTGATTGCCATAGATCAGATAGCACAGCAAGTCAATTTCTTGCGGATGGGCTTCTTTGATATGCTCTATCAGCGCATCTCTCTTTCTCTTGGTGCTGGCATCGCCAGCCAGGCTTTCCAATAATCCGGGATGCAAACAAGTGTCTATGTACGGCTTGGCCGCAACACCGCAGCACACAAACCATTTTATGATAGTAGAAGCATCTGGGGTCATTGTCCCTTGCTCATAACGAAAAATGGATGTTCGGCCTATACCCATTTTGTCCGCAAGCTTCTGTTGGCTAAGCCCAGATTCTGCTCTTGCCATCTCTAACGCTTTTGCCACTCGTATCCTATAATCATCCATAAATACCCCTCTTTCGACAAAATGATACAAAATCAAAGAAATTCAACTGATATATTGTTCAAAATGTGAAACAATAATTGAAAAAAGTCGCTGTTTCATTGAAACAGCGAGATGTGGTATAACTGTATTGTCAAAAAATTCCAAATAGAAAGGAAACACAAAATGAAAGAAACTGTAATCTGGAACCATGAACGTATGCCGATCATCGATGGAATGCCTGCCAGCGTTACCGATGGGCAGCCACACACACCTGAACCATGGGAGGAAAGTTAATGAACCGAACCGTAGATGCTCTGATTATTCCATACGCTCGCAGACGGACGCTGGAGCTTGTCCTGAGCCTTTCTGGGTACGAAGCTGATAAAGATGCTTACCTCGAAGCGAAAGGCATCCTGGAACGTGCCGTAGCCGCCTTAGACGATGGACGCGACCCGGCAGATAACATCGAACGCATTGACGGACAGCTTGTGGAACTGTGAAAGGAGAAGAAGATGGACTTTACGAACGGATTCTATAAAACCGAAAACCCTGTTGTTCTTGAAGAAGTGAAAACCTTCCTTCAGTCAATGGAACGGCGTGGAGCAACCGTAAAAGACTTGGACGATGCCATTGTGCAGCTAAACAATGTTTCGCACAGCATCAGCACAAACGCTCTCGTCAAAGCAGATGTGCTGGACGATTTACCGAATAACCCCTTTCGTTCCATGCTCAACGGAATGTTACAAAGCAAAGGGTAACTTAAACTTAATGTGGCTCTTAATCATTGTCATTGCGATTTTTGGCTTCCCTGATACAAAGTAATGGATGCGAAGAAAATATTCGATTTTTACGAAGTTGTTGAAAATGCATTGACTTTACAACTAGAAGATGTATAATCGTATCAAATGAACATTCATTTTTACTGATCGGGAGGATATGCCACAATGAGTGAACAGGAAAGAGCCAAGATTGACCGATTTATTGCATGGCTGCTGGAACATCCTGATAAGATTCCGGCAGCGGAGCAAGCCTTAGACCTAGAATAACAGAAAACCCCTTGCGCAGAGCTACACCAGCCCGGCACAAGGGGTTTTTATTTTACCGGGTCAGAACCAGTTCTTTTTTTGGTTTCTACGGTAACGATATTTTCTGCTGTTGCCATATAGTACACGGTCATTGCCTTTTAACAAGGCCTGCATGAACCAAAAGCAAAAGGCGCAGCCGCACAACAAGTAATACATGGGCTTACCTCACATCTTCTCGATCAGGTTCATCAGCGCTTCACGCTGCGCTGTCGGCATAGATTCAAGCTTTTTTTTAATCCGCTCCACTGCTGCATCGACTTCACTTTGCGGCTGCTTGGAAGGATTTTCTTTTTGTTTGCCAGTGAGCAGGTAGTCAACAGTAACACCAAAGTATTGTGCTAACCTTGAAGCGTTATCGGAAGACGGCTTTGGGTCTTCGCCTTGTTCATACTTCTTTTTCCAGTAAGACCAAGACGATTTCGGCAGTCCAGCATCAATAACGGCTTTTGTCGGTGCAACATTCTTTGAATCGCATAATGCGAGGAAATTGTCAAAAAACATATACTCAACCTTCTGTTCTTGTGCAAATTGCCGAAGTTCAACAAATTGAGCATAAGCACTTGTAATGTTCAAAGAATTGTGCTTTAATAGTGCTATCAGGTTCAAGAAATTGAGCACAATTCCAATCGAATACAAGAGCAATGATTAAATGTTTGAACTTTGTTGACAACATTATATTATCACACTTTTAGTCTTTGTTCAAGTATTTGTACAAAGAAAGGGGAGAGAAAATTTGCGTCCAGAGTGGACGGGGGATGTTATTGGAAAACTTCATGTTCATGGGCTGTCTATTAAAGAACTTGCTGAGAGCATGGGGTACTCGCATGAATACCTAAGCGTCATCCTCAACGGCAAACGAGAACCTACTGGTATCAAAGAAAAGGTTGAAGATGCGGTAAACAAATTGATTGAGCAGAGAAAGGAAAGTGAAAATGGCAAACATTCAAGTTTTTGAATATCAGAACAACAAGGTTCGCACAGTCGATGTGGACGGTGAAGCGTGGTTCGTTCTGAAAGATGTGTGTGAAGTTCTTCATCTTGGTACGACAGCAAAAGTCGCAGAACGTTTGGATGATGATGAAAAGGGTATGAATCAGATTCACACCCCCGGTGGCACACAGAACGTAACGGTTGTCAATGAAAGCGGTCTGTACCATGTCATTCTCCGCAGCGACAAACCGGAAGCGGCACCGTTCCGCAGATGGGTCACAAACGATGTGCTTCCTGAAATCCGTAAGACCGGAAGCTACAACGCGTCGCAGCTCACCCGCTCGCAGCTCCTTGCAACTGCGCTGATCGCAGCGCACGAAGAGCTGGAAGAAAAGGACAAACAGATTGAAACCATGAAGCCGAAAGCGCTTTTTGCTGACGCAGTTTCAGCAAGCAAAAAATCCATTCTCGTTGGTGAACTTGCAAAGCTGCTTTCGCAAAATGGAATCAACATTGGTCAGAACCGTTTGTTCGACTGGATGCGAAAGAACGGCTATCTTATCAAAGACCCGAAACGTAGCGATTACAACTTGCCAACACAGCGGAGTATGGAGATGGGGCTGTTTGAAATTAAAGAAACCACGATTCAGCACAGCGACCACGTTTCCATTAACAGAACACCGAAGGTCACTGGAAAAGGACAGGTATACTTCGTTAACTTGTTTCTCAAGTTTGAAAAGCAAGAACCTACCGTACCGTCTGACTTTGAGCTGGAAGTGAAGATGAAGCTGTTGCAGCGGGGTATGAAGCAAACGGAGTTGATTCAGGAGGTTCAAAGTGATACTGGATTGTTCCTTGACGATTCGTACCTCTACAAGATTCTTCGTGGCGAGCGAAAGCCGGAGAAGATTATCCAGAGCATCTGCAAGATTCTTGAGATTGAACAGAAGGAAGGCTGAACATGGAACAGATTTTGACATTGAAGGTGGACCTCGAGCACCCAGACGATGCTAGACACGCTATTGACAAGGCTGTGGAAGCCTACGAGCAGAACAAAAAGCACTGGGAAGATTTTGAACTCAACGAAGCAAAAAGCAAAGCACGAGACATTTTGTACAACCTGTGCAATGATGGTTACAGTATGATATGGACGGTTACGGATGGCGCTGTCGGCCTGACGATCTGGAAAAGCTTTAATGAGCCTTGTGTTGGCCAGTGCTATATGCCAAAAGAAAACCTGTACGACATCTGGGTCGAAAAGCTGGTTGCGCTGTGCATTGCCACAGGTCGGGAAGTCCCGAAGTTCATCACAGACAAGGCTGGTGAGTGCTGGTGACGAATTTTCGCAAGGCGCAAAGCCGAAAACGCAAACTGAAGCTGGCAATGGCTGCTGGCGTGTCCCGAAACGATGCCAACAAGTTTCTTTGGATGGAGAAGTCCATCAACCAGTGCTTTGAACGTCACAATCGGGAAGCAAAAAAGGCAGGTAAACCGAATGAAGATGGAGATTAAATATTGCGAGCGCTGCGGAGCTTTTTTGGGTAGGGTAAACCCACGCAAAAAATATTGCACACAATGTAAAAGAGATGTCTCGTGTGAGCAAAAGCGCGCGAGACGTAAAGCATTGAGTTCAGGACGTGGGTTCACTCCAGTAAAAACCGTATGCCAATGGTGTGGTAAGCCAATGATTAAAATGTCTGCGGCACAAAAATACCACAAAGATTGCGCGAAAGATGCAGCCTTTGCAAGTATTGCGGAACATCAGAGTATGCGAAGAGAACGAGCCTTAAACGAGAAAGCATTGGAAGAAAAAAAGATTCCATCCGTAGGGCAAGTTCAAGCACTTGCTGATAAAATGGGCAAGCATTACGGTGAGGTATCGAGGATGCTTGCAACAGGGGAACTGACTTATGAATGGTAAATATTATGGCAAGCGTGAAATCCGCTGGCACAGCCGTGAGAAGGAACGGTTGGAACGCATTCAAAGAAAGGATAAAGATGAAAGTATTCGTAGAAATCGCCCTGATCTGGGGCATTGTCTTAGCGTTTATTCTCGCAGTGTTTCTGCTGAACTTCTGGCTGGTGCATCACATCGAGCTTTTAGTCGGAGCTAAGGCGACATGGTACATCATAGGTGTTGGCGCTTTGATGACAACCGGTTGGATTTTTAGACGCAGAGAGCCAAAGGACACAGATGAAAAGGCATGACGCTGGAAGCCGCTCTTGAAGAACGTGATATGAAGGCGTCGGAACTTATCCGCAGAAGCGGAGTGTCAGCCCCAACGATATACAACATAACAAGTCCGAATAAAGCGCCGTACAAGACGGGCGTTAAGGCTGATACGCTTGCAAAAATAGCTCAAGTGCTAAACGCAATAGTTATAATCGATGCAAGCAAACCATTTTTATTCGATATCATTCTGAAAGAAGGGACAAAATGAAAACCGTAAAAGGAAACGTGCTTACCATACTTGGTATCGTCGCTGCAATCGTAGCCGTTAGCTGTGGCGATACAATAAATGGATGCGAGACTACAGTACAGATGCTTGTATGGGCATTTGTTTCACTGATGTTACTAGCCACCGCTCTGGTTTTGTGCGCGCTTGGAGTGAGCGCGGAAAAAGAGCATGAAGATAACGAAAGGATGGGGAAGTTAAACCGCATTCCCGCTCATACCAACAAGTGGAGGGACGCACAATGAAATGCCCAGTGTGCGGCAGCGACAACATCACAACGGTTGACAGCCGGTCTGACCACGATAGCATCGTTCGCCGTAAGAAGTGTATTTCCTGTAGCCATCGGTGGTCTACCATCGAAATTGACAAAGACCAGTGGTACAGTGCACTGCAAATCAAAGAGGAGCGCAAGAGAGGGAGACCCAAAGATGATTAACCTTGACAGATTCGGTGGCGTGACAGAGCCGGAGGACGGCGTGTATTTTATGACCAACGAGCAGATGGCAGAAGCGAAAGAAGCTGACCGGCTGGCAGCGATTGAGGACTTGCAGTCCGAGATTGATGACAGGGAAGCAGAGCTGAAAGACCTCCGTGCACAGTTGGCAGAACTGATGGCTGGTTGATTTTATACAGCCAAGTTAAGCCGAAGTGAGAACAATGAAGCCTAATGAAGCCAAAGAAAGGAAAGAAAAATGGCAGTATTAGTAATGGTTTATGGCCATTCCGGCAGCGGAAAATCCGCTTCGCTTCGGAACTTTGACCCGGAACAGGTTGCGGTTATCAACGTGCTTGGCAAACCGCTGCCGTTCCGCAGCAACATGAAAACCTATATCACCAACAACTACGACAAGATTGATGCCGCAATCCACAGCACCAAGCGCAAGTCCATCGTCATTGACGATGCCACCTATCTTATGACCGGCGAGTTCATGCGGAACGCAAAAGTCGCTGGATACCAGAAGTTTACCGACATGGCAGCTAACTTCAATGCCTTGCTGATGCGGGCGAAGGAGCTGCCGGACGATGTGGTGGTCTATTTCTTCGGACACAGCGAGCGTGACGGCGATGGCGGCGAGAAATTCAAGACCATTGGCAAGCTGTTGGACGAGAAGGTCTGCGTGGAAGGGTACTTTACCATCGTTCTGAAAACCGTTGTGCAGGATGGGCGATACCTGTTCAGCACTCGCAACGATGGGATGGACACCGTGAAAACCCCTCTGGGAATGTTCAACGATGCGCTGATCGAGAACGACCTCGCCGCCGTAGACAAGACCATCCGTGAGTATTACAACATCCCGGTTCAGCCGGATAACAAAGGAGAGTAACAGATGAAGAACATTAACTGGAATGACGTACAGGAAGCAACCGAGCGCCGCGACCTGCCTGTTGGCGGCTATGTTGCCGGTATCTGCAAGGCAACGGACGAGCCTGAAAAGGAGCGCCTGAACATCGAGTGGGAAGTCGCAGAGGGTGAGTTCAAGGGATACTGGCGCGAGCAGACCGCTTCCCTTATCGAGCGTGGCAAGCTGAATCCGGGCGAGTGGGCATGGGGTGGAAAGACCATCAAGAGCTACAAAGAAAAGGCGCTGCCCTTCTTCAAGGGCTTTATCACCGCTGTGGAGCAGTCCAATCCCGGCTATAAGTTCAACAACGATGAAAAGACCCTGCGTGGCAAGCTGGTCGGCGTGGTTCTTCGTGAGGAAGAGTACATGGGCAACGATGGCAACATCAAAACAAAGCTGGTCGTTGACCGCTTTACCAGCGTGGACAAGATTCGTTCCGGCGATTATGAAGTCAGGCCGAAGAAAACGCTGTCTGGTGGGTCTGGCTCTGCGCCTGACACTGGCGACTTTGCCGTGATTGAGGACAACGTGGATGACTTTCCATTTTGACCTGTAAGGCATCGACCGCCTACCTTATATAAGAGCTGCGCTATCTGGCTGGACGGGCGTTTGGAAAGATGAAGCACTTGGGCGACATTACAAAGATTCACGGCGACCAGATAGAGCCTGTGGATTGCATCACGTTCGGCAGCCCTTGTCAGGGCTTGTCTATGGCGGGGAAAAGGCTTGGATTTGACGACGACCGTTCCGTGTTGTTTTTGGATGCCGCAAGAATCATTAAGGAAATGAGGACAGCCACCAATGGAATGTATCCAACTTTCGCTGTTTGGGAAAACGTGCCAGGAGCATTCAGTTCCAACGGAGGAGAAGATTTCAGAGCCGTGCTGGAAGAACTTGCCCGCGTGGAACAACCAGACGTTTCAATTCCTAGACCTTCGGGTAGGGGGGGCAGATGGAGCAAAGCCGGAGCAATCGCCGGAAACGGATGGTCTTTGGCTTGGCGACAGCTTGACGCTCAATATTGGGGAGTCCCCCAACGCCGAAAGAGAATCGCTCTTGTCGTGGATTTTGGAGGGCAACGTGCCCCAGAAATACTATTTGAGCGCACGAGCCTGTCAGGGAATCCTGACGAGAGCATCAAGGCGTGGGAAGCCACTCCCGGAAGTTCTCAGACAAGCCCTTATGGACGTGATAGGGGGGGCAATTCCTACACCCTGAAAATCCGTAGTGGATGCGCTGGTGGCGGTAAAGGTGCGCTGGTACAAACCGAAAAAAGCGCAACGCTTTCAACACTCCAAGACCAGACATTGTTTCAGCCTGTTGTTTATGATGCTCGCGGAAATGGCGATGGCAGAACTTGTCCGACCATAACAGGCGACCACGAAAACAGAATCACAGATTACACGGCCATTGCAATCGAACGCAAGACCTTCAACGAACAGTCTTTCAGTCACTACAAGGAAAGCGACAAATGCTCAACCTTGAAAGCAAAAGCCGGGAACATCGGCAATGGCAGCGAGTGTCTGATTGCAGAGAAAGCCATCCGCTGGATTGTCCGCCGATTGACCCCTGTTGAATGCGAACGTCTGCAAGGCTACCCGGACGGATGGACGGACATTGGTGAGTGGACAGACACCAAAGGCAAGAAGCACAAGTACGCTGACACACCACGTTACAAAGCACTCGGAAACAGCATTGCTCTACCGCAGTGGTTCTGGATTGCACAGAAGATGAAGCCCTATTTAAGTACAAATGCCACGTTGGGCAGTCTGTTTGACGGTATAGGTGGCTTCCCACTTGTCTGGCAAAAGACCTATGGAAACGGTACGGCGCGATGGGCTTCCGAAATCGAAGAGTTTCCCATTGCCGTTACAAAAAGGAGATTTGGCGAAGAACGATTACCTGTTGTCTCAACTGCACATCACGCTGCACAGCTTGCCACGACACTTGCGAGAAGTACAAGGCAGAGAAGAAAGACTTCGAGGAGCGCAAGGCATTCGTGCATGAGCTGAACCACAGCCAGAGCGTGTACCACCGCAACTGCGAGGACAAGCACCGGGAACGTGGCAAGAAGCGGTATCTCGGAAGCGAATTTAGAGGTGAAAGATAAATGGGAGCTTTTATTGCAAGACAGCCTAATGGCCTGTTGTGCAGGTTTTCTTCGGTTGTAGATTGCATTACCGATTACAACATGACTGAAGATGATTACATCGAAATGTGCGCCGAAAAGGCACGAAAAGAAGCACAAGATACTATAAAACATTGTATGCGTCCGTTCAAACATATAGACGAGTGCTTTGTACCGAATAACATGACGGTCAAGGAACACAAGCGAATCATGAAAGAAATGGAAAAGCCCGCTGACGAGGCAACTCATGTTTCGTGGGCTTAGAGGTGAACGAGGATGAAAATTCCAGCAGTGGTTAGACCCATTGATGCGACCAGCTTAAAAAGTATACTTGAATTTTCGCTATCTATCGGTCAGCTTAACACGGTTGGCGATGTGCTTAGCCTGATTGATAGCGAGCCTGAAATTGAAATTCCAAAGGGAAACCTGTTTTGGCGTGATGCAAAAAAAGAGCTTCCACCTAAAGACGGATTCTATATTGGAGTTTATGATTCGTGGTTTGAAAACTGCATCGCAACAAGGGAGTTCAAAGATGGTCGATGGGTAGACGAGGAAAGGCGAGGATTTATCAAGTTCTGGATGCCGATTCCTGAAATTCCGGGAGACAACGCATGAACACTGGCAAGCAGTTTGAAGCAGACTTCAAAGCATCCGTTCCATCCGATGCGTGGTGCTACCGGCTAAAGGACAGCGCTGCTACCTACTACGGCGGCAACGAGAACCTGTCCTTTTCCATCGACAACATCTGCGACTTCCTTGTGTACCGATACCCGATGAACCATCTGTTTGAACTGAAAACCATCGAAACGCCCTCTATCCCTCTGGAAAAGGTGTTCGGCAAGTACGACAAGGCAAAGTGCAAATACCGCAAGGAAAAGCACATCACTGACATGGTGGATGCGATTGGGTACAGCGGTCAGACCGCTCATGTGATAGTCAATTACAGGGCGGTCAACCGCACTTTTGCAATCCCTGCCAGCAAGGTTCTGGCGTTTCGTTACAACGAGAGCCGGAAGAGCATCCCTTGGCAGTGGGCAGAGCAAGAGGGGATAGAGGTAAAAGCAAAAAGGCTGCGTGTCCATTGGCGGTATGACGTGGACGGGTTGCTAAAGAGATTGGAGGAAAAGAATGCCAAATTGGTGTGAAGGAAAACTCAAAGTCCGTGGGAATCCAGAAAACATCGTGCGCTGGTTTACGGATTGCGTGACTGTTTATGACCGCCCCTATTTCAACAAAAACAAGTTTCCGAATGGAGAGTGGGTCTACAACAAAATCCATGATGGAGCATTGCTCTCTTACGATGATGAGACATTCTACATCAACGTGAAAGACACCGCTTACATCGAGGGTACTATGAAGAACTTCGTCGAAAAGTTCTACACTGAACAGATTTCTGATGGCGACAACACAATTCTTGTTCTTCCTGTCATGGCCGCATGGTCGATGCAACCTGAGCCATACGAAGAAATGTCTAAAAAGTATCGGTTGGATTTCAGATTCTATGGATTTGAAAGTAGTGGATGCGTAAATCAAGAGATGGAAGTCATTAAAGGCGAAACAACCATCAATCGTGAAATCCGATTTGACGATTACCGTTGGGAGTGCGTAGACCCGCTAATGGGAGGCTGAAAACATGGAAATTGAGTTTGAGATTTGCGACCGATGCGGAGAGTGTTTTTCGTGGCACGACGAAGTGAACGGAATCCGAAAAGTGAAAATCAAAGAACGCGGCTATGAATGTTCGCCAGATAGGTCGTTCGTTCTTTGCCCCTCTTGCATGGCAAAGCTGAACGACTGGCTGAAAGGAGAACAGAAGTGAGTAAGAAAGTTTCAGACATCCTGCCCGAGACGGAAATCTTGGCGCAGTTGGCAGAAGAAGCATCCGAGTTGGCACAGGCTGCATTGAAGCTGCGCCAGGCGCTGGACGGTACGAACCCGACACCGAAAGATATTGGAGAATGTAGATACAATATCTTAGAAGAATTTGCGGATGTGCTAAATTGCATTAACGCTTATTGTAGCGATGACGACTTTGTATTTCACAAATTCACCACGAACGCAATAACGATTAGGCATAAAAAGTATGACCGCTGGCTCTCTCGCCTTGAAGCAAAGGAGAATAAAAATGGCTGAATATCATGTTGGATGTGGGATGTTTGGAAACATCTATGCAGGAACGATGGCACCGCCTCGAAAAGATGGCTTGAAGATGTGGCGCAACAAGTCAGATGTGACCGATGAAGCGATTACGGCGGTCATGGGGTATTTCATCACGGAAATGATGCGTGACAACAAGACCGAAATTCAAAAGGCATGGGAAGTCCGTGGTGGAAAAACGCTAAAAGTCACGTTTGAACTTTCCACCGACAAGGAGCAGTCGGATGAATAAGTGCAAAAACCGCCCCTCGAATGGCAAACAAGCAATGTCAGCCAATCTCCGCAAAATCGCACGACAGAACCAGTTGTACGGCTTTCACATGGCTCTTGATGGCATCGCCGCCACATGGGGCGCACTGATTCAGAATCTTCGGTGTGATGCAGACCTGACCGATGAACAGGTGCAGAAAATCATCCGCATTGGTGACAGGTATTGGGAGATGGTTGGCAAGTTCAAAGAAGAGGACATGACCCCTGACGAGTTTGCGGATTACATCACCGCAAAGTCAGAACAGGTCGAAAAAGAGTTGAGGGAAAGGTGGAGCTAACAATGTTTGAATTTGTAACCCGCTGGCTGGTCTGCCTAGTCCTGCTGGCGGTAGTAGTTCAGTCTGAACGGACAATCAAGAACATGGCAAACAACCTGTTTGAAGAACAGCAGGCAATGCTTGTCTGGCTGTTTATCAACGTGTGTCTGGCCGTTTGTACGGCTGCTGTGATGGAGTGGAGGTAAGTATGGAAATTCGTGGAGAGCGTGACAAGAAGAGAGTTCGTTTTGCTTCGCTCAAGGAAGGGGAACCGTTTTACTGCAACGGTGAACTCTTGATGAAAACAAACAATATTATGGGCGCATCCTTTGTTAGCGCAGGAGTAACGTATAATTGCGTGTCGCTCCGTCACGGTAGGGTTATGGGCTGTTCCGATGATGCGATGGTCAGCGTTGCAAGGGCTCATATCGAAAAGGAGTACTAATGGACAATGAACTTTACTGTCCGATGAAGCTAACTAGCAACCCGCTTGGTCGGTGCATCTGTGAGAAAGAAAAGTGCGCTTGGTGGCGGCAGTTAGACAACTGCTGCTCCATCTGGTGGATTGCAACTGAGCTGGATAAAATCGAAACGAAAATGAAGAGGTGAAAACTCTTGGCAACACCCCCGAAGCGTGGTCGTGGCAGGCCGCCGCTGACCGAAGCCGAAAAGAAAAAGCGTGAGAAGCGAGCGCAAAAGGCGAAAGAACAAGCCGCTGCAAAGCGTGAGAAAGAGCGAGAGAAGAAGCGTATACAGAACCTCAACAAGAACAAAAGCATCCGTTCACAGGTCAGTAAGAAGGTAAAGGAGCAACAGGCGTTGGCTATCGAGAAGCTGAAGATGATGAACACAGGGGATTTGCAGTCAAGAATCGGCGATGAAGAGGACAAGAAAGTTGTCGGCATGATTGCGGCAAAGTATTTTGGCGACCTTCCGAGTGTGGACATGAACAACCCCATTGAAGTGCAGCAACGCCTTGACTTCTTTTTTGACGCTTGCATCGAAGCCAGAATCTCCCCTGTTGTGGAATGGATTGCGCTGGTGCTGGGCATCGAATGGCCTAGCCTGAGACAGATTATGACAGGCAAGCGCCGTGATGACAGCTTGCAGCAGAAGTACATCTTGAAGCTGATTCTACAAATGCAGTCCATGTGGGCATACAACGGTATGTACGGTCAGGAGAACCCGGCAGAGTGGATTTTCCGAGCCAAGAACTACTTTGGTATGCGTGACAACGTGGAAGTCACCGTTGCACCGCCTGAACAGCCGTTGGGCGATGCCCAGAGCGCAGAGCAGCTTGCCCAGAAGTACCAGACGGCTTTGCCGAAGGGGATTGACGTGGAGTACAGAGAGGTAGCGGAAAATGAAACAACGGTTGGTTGATTTCTCCGACCCAATTCTGTCAGCGGCGCTGTTTATCTTGCTGAAAGACCGTACGACCGGCAAAAACATCATCTGGGCGACAGAGCCACCGCCTGAACTGGGTGCGGGCTTTGCGGATGAAATAACGTTAGAACAAATCAAGAAATGCCCGCCAGTGCCACGAGTTCTCAAGCGTCTGGATGAGCAAAAGAAGAGAACCAAAGCAAAAGCAGAGGTTTTCACTCCTTCTTTGGTCTGCGAAAAGATGATAGACATGGGCGAAGAAAACGCTGCGATGCCCGATATGAAGAAAGAGCCTATCAAGTACATCCATTCGACAGTCCTTGAAATCACCTGCGGAGAAGCACCATTCCTTGTGAACCGATACGACACGGTAACAGGCAAAAAGATTCCAGTACCAAGGCGGAAAGGACTGTTTGACCGCAAACTGAAATGTGTAAACAACTGGTTTGATTGGAATGTCTGGACATGGCACGATGTGGCAGAGGACGCAGCGACGACTACATACGGCTATGAGTGGCAGGGTGACAGCCTGTTGCTTGCAAGAGCAAATATGCTCCTGACATGGCGAGAGAACTTTAAGTGGCTGTTTGGCATAGAGCCTGACGCTGGGAAGGTTCGCAACATGGCTGCTATCATCTCATGGAACATCTGGCAGATGGATGGACTGAAAAAGACCGTGCCGGGCACGGATATTCCGTGCAAAATCAAAGACTGGAAAACTGACAAAGAAATCCTGTTCAAGGATGTTGGGGGAGGATGATTAACATGGGATTGTATAAAGTGCCTGTTGAATGGAGAGAACGTGGATATTTACTTGTTCATGCTTCTACTCAAAAAGAAGCAGCGAAAGTCGCAATGAACGGTCTCGACATATACCCTTTGCATAACCAGCCGATTGGTGGAAGCCTTAAACTTGCATTTCCAGAAGGCTCCGAGACTGAATATATTGCAAGGGTAGCGCCGGGTTTTGAGGAGGACGACTAATGCAGACTGACAGAGGAATCTACCACAAGCGAGTATGCGACCGCTGCGGATATAATCTAGAATACTATACCTATGACGAAGATGAGCTGTTAAAAGGTTGGGGATGGCGCAGGGACACAGGCGACCTATGCCCGGAGTGCTATGCAGAATATAAGCGAGTGATCGGGCGGTTCAACAGAGGCAAGAGAGAGCAGAGAAGATGAAAGATTACAGAATCTACCGATGCAAGCGGTGCGGTCAAGAAATCATTGCAAAGGACATTGAAGTGCTTAGAACTGGACAGATTAAACGTATCTTATCAGCAGAAAGCATTACTCTGTTTGCGTTTGAGAACAGTTGGATTCACCATTGCTAGAATAACAACATTGGCATTTGTGAGCTGATAGGATGGGAGGCGAAAGAATGAAAAGATGTTCCGTTTGGCGTTGCAAGCAATGTGGTATGGTTATCTACAACGCCGAGAGCGCAAAAATCTATGATAATACCTTTGACGAACTTTTTAGCTCGAATACTGTTTGCAACAACCTTACAGGGTTCGATTTGCCAACCGTTAAATATACGCATCGTTGTGACTCTCAAACAATTGGATTGTGTGATTTTATTGGATGGAGGAAGCAGGAATGATCTACCGCACCACCGAACATTGCTCTTGCATGGGCATCAAGCGGTTCTCCGCTGGTAAGGCTATCCGATGCACGGCAGAATCCTGTAAGAACAAATCCGAGCCGTCCTGTGGCTCTTGCAAATGGTACGCAGAGCCGGAGGGCGTGTGCGTGAACGACCAGTCAGAACACGTTGCAGACTTCGTGTGGGATGAACGTGGATGCAAGGAATGGGAGAAGAAAGATGAAACGTCAGCAGACCTATAAAGGGCTTATTGGCAAGGGCTGGTACGACCAAAGCGAGTTTAGCCATCAATTTGCAGCGTGGGCAAACCACCGCAATAACTGGGCTATCCGAAAGGCCGACAATCGCAAGCTGGCAAAGGCGAGACTAAAGCAGATTGAACGCCAGCAAATCAGAAAGGAACTGGAAGAGTATGACAACAGGGGAGAAAATCAGGAAGCATAGGCTTGAACTGGAAAATAGGAGTGATGGGATGAGGCTCGGCAACGGTGTTCTGCTGGGTAGTAAAGGAAAGCTTCTCTGTCGTACCGTGGACAAGTCCTGCTCCACCTGTAAATGGCACGATAGCTTTTCTTGGGTCTGTTACAACGGCCTGTCGGAGCGCAGAGCTGATTTTACAGACCCGGAAGATGTGTGCAAAAAATGGGAGAAAAGAGAAAATGAGCTATGATATTTCACTGTGCGACCCAGTAACGCACAAACCGCTCAAAGCAGATAGTACGCATTTTATCGCTGGTGGTATGCGCGCTATGGGCGGAACGAAAGAACTGTGGCTCAACGTCACCTATAATTACGGTCACTTCTATTATCAACCGGAAGTGTTTGGGGATGGCGGCATTCGTTCCATCTACGGCAAAACAGGCGCAGAGAGCATCCCGATGCTTGAAAAGGCCATCTCCGCACTAGGTGACGATGTAGACGATAGCGACTACTGGCACGCCACAGAGGGCAACGCCAAACGCGCTTTGTATGGTTTGCTGGCGTTTGCAAAGATGCGTCCTGACGGCGTATGGGAGGGCGATTGAGTGAATAGCACGATATGGCATCCAGCAAGCGAACAGCCACGAGAGCGGACGCAGCCTTTGTTGCTTGCGACTAAAACGACGTGGCGTGATAAAAATGGAAAAATGTTGCAATGAATCTCACCGACAGCGTATTTTCTCGGCTGTTACGCAGACGGTCAGTTTTGGGACGAAATAGGCGAGAGACTGCCGGAAGGTGTGACTGTGACGCATTGGATGGCGTTTCCGATGGTATAGGAGGGCTTATGGAAAACAATATCGTTATTACGCAAGATATGATTGACTCGTTTACGGCTTCCATGCGAGAAGCGTACAGAGTATACGGAGACGATGAGGAGCGTGTGCATGGCGTGATGGATTACATTATGTGCGAAACCTTAGATAGGCTTGGCTTTACAGAAGGTGTGGAAATCTTTAACGAAGCACCGAAATGGTATGCGTAAGGAGCAGTAAGCATGACGAACAAGAAGTTTGGCATCATCATTATGGACTTGAGCCTTTTTGACTTCGGGCCGAAGCCGCCTTGTGGGTACATCAAGGCAAAACATATCCGTCCAGCGTACGGCAAAGGCACAAGGCCTGTAAAGGCGCACAAGCGAATCACGAGAACGAGAGAGGGATTTAAAAAATGACAGAACTCAAGAGATGTCCGTTTTGCGGTGGAGAAGTTACCATTACAGAGGGTGGTTATCGCCAAACACGATGGATGTATGTTACGAGAGGAAACAAAGAAAATAGGTGCAGCTGCTATGTTATCATGGAAAGCAAAACTTACAGCTATGATTCCTCTGAAAAAGACAAGGAAAGAATCAAAGCCGACCTCATCGAAGCATGGAACAAGCGCTACAAAGAGGATTGAGCATGGACAAAAAACGAGACAGCTTTACATTCCAACGATACTACTTTGAAGCCATCTCCACACTCAAAAGCAAAGAGAAGTTGGAACTCTACGATGCAATCTGTGCATACGTTTTTGAAGAAAAAGACGCAACTTTGAACTCAAAAAAAGCAGAATCTTGTTTCATTTTGATTAAGCATCTGCTCGATGAAGAATCAAAAAGAAGCGATATTGCGTCAAAAGGATGGTCTACACGAAAGTCATCTCATCCTCATGTCATAAATGAGATGAAGGTCAGCTCATCTATGAGTTCAAAGTCAGATGACAATGAACCCATTGTATCAACTGACAGTCAGATGAACGTCAAGACCTTGCCGGAGAGCGCAGTCAAGAAGAAACCTGATATCTTCTCCGACTTTGCTCATGGCGATAAAGCCTTGCTGGAATCCTTGCGAGAGTTCGCACAGATGCGTACAAGAATCAAAAAGCCTATGACAGACCGGGCAAAGCAGATGCTCTGCAACAAGCTGGAAAAATTTGATCGGCATGACTGGAAAGCCATTCTTGACCAGAGCATCTATGAAGGATGGCAGGACATTTACGCATTGAAACAGGATGACCAGTACGAGCAAAGTACGGAGATGGAGTTTCCTAGACTATGACAATGGACGTTCAAACGGTATTTATCGGTGCGCTGATGCTCTGCAAGCCGGGCGTTGTGGATGAAATCATACCAGACCTTGAACTTCACTTATTCAGACCTGAGCTGAGAGACGCTTTTGCGGCTGTTCAGGGCTATTGGACGGCTAGGGGTAAGATAGATATAGTCGAGATAAACACGCAGCATCCAGACATAGCACAGACGCTCTTGGCGTGTGTACAAACTTGTGAATCAGAGTGTGTACGAATTGACAGGGAGCAGATGCAGCGTTGGACACAGCTTATCAGAGAACAAGCTGCACTCACTCGTGTGCAAGGTCTGGCATTTCAGATGACCAACGAGCTTACCGACTATTCTGATCTATCAGACATTTACCAGCAGATGGGCGAAGCAATGAGCCTGAAAGCTGAGGAAGAAGATGCGTGGACATACGAGGATGTGCTGAACGACTATGTGCTTCACATGGACGAGAAGCCTGTGTATATCAAGACAGGCCTAGAGCGTCTGGATGAAGCGCTGCACATCTCACCGGGTGATTTTATTATCATCGGCGGCAGACCGTCTGCGGGCAAGACAGCCCTGTCCTTGCAAATAGCAGCAAGCATGGCAAAGCAGGACTACACCGTGTACTATTTCAGCTTGGAAACCAGCAAACGCAAGCTGGGCGCACGTCTGATGGCTAATCAAATATACTGCCCTCTGGACACTGTGAAAAATAAGGCTGTCAGCTTGAATGAGATTGACGGACAGGCAAAGAACATGAAGATGCCCTTATATATCCGCTCCGCTGCCGGAAAGAACGTGGCGTGGATGAAGGCGCAGGCTCTCCGTAAAAAGGCTCAGGTCATCTTCGTAGACTATCTTCAACTCATTCACGAAACAGGTGCAAAGGACAGATATGCCGCCATTACGGCCATATCCATTGCCTTACACGAGCTGGCGCAGACCACAGGCATTGTTGTGGTGGCACTGGCACAGCTTAATCGAAACCCATCCAAGCCCGGAGCAACGCCTACCAACTCCGACTTGCGAGAGAGCGGACAGATTGAACAGGACGCAGATGCAATCATCCTTCTGTCCGGCGATAACCCCGACAAGTACCTCTTCCGGCTGAGCAAGAACAAGGAAGGTGGGATAGGCGACCTCCCCATTACGTTTAACAAGCAGATTCAACGGTTCCAAGAGTATACTTGGATGGATTGAAAGGAGAAAAGATGAAAGATACATTTTGGAAAGTGGCTGTTGTAATTTTCTTAATCGTAATTTTGACGCTTGGCACAGGTCTGTTTATCGTGCAAGGCGCGAAGAATACCGCCATTTCCTACGAGGAACAGGTGGCCGCTGCGCAGTCTGACATTCAGGTGCAGGAGAAACGCCGCTTTGACCTTATCCCGAATCTGGTTGAAATGGTTAAGGCATACGATAAGCACGAATACGATACCCTTATGGCCGTTATCGCGGTGCGGGGCAGCAGTTCTGATGCCGCCGTCTCTGAGATCACCACCCAGATTGCAGCCGTGGCAGAGGCTTACCCAGAACTGCAATCCGCCGATAACTACCGGGAACTGATGAACGAATTGGCAGTCACCGAAAATCTGATTGCCAATTACCGCTCCGACTATAATCGCACTGTTAAGAGTTATCGGCAATACGTCCGGCGTTTCCCCAACAGCACGTTTTTGAGTTTGACCGGGTATGAGGTACAGAATTATGAACTCTTATCGTTCGAGGTATCAGAGGATGCTCCGGATGTCGGAAACCTCTTTGAAGATTAACGGGATCGAGATCACGTTCCGGGAGATTCTGGCAAGTGCCGTTATCGTGCTGGTGATGCTGATTCTGGGTACGGTCATTTCCGGCCACATCAAACAGGCGGCAATGGAGTGCAAACAGGAGTACTCCACTGCAATAGATATTTCTTCTGAAGATCGGTTTGGCTACGGGCTTCGGACAGACGTTGGACGGGCTTTCTGCTACGGCACTCTGTCTGCCGTGGACACGGTATCAGAGGATGAGATCGGCGGGCCATATATGTACATCTACCGCGAGGAACAGCACTACAATATGCACACCCGCGTAGCAACGCACACCGATGGGAAGGGCCACACCTATACTACCACAGAAATCTACTACTCATGGGATTATGCTGGCTCTAACACATGGCATTCTCAGATGGTGCATTTTCTGGGCAAGGATTTTGACTACAGGAAAATAAATATGCCCGGCAGCAAGTACCTGACCACAAAATATAGGGGTAGTAGCGTCCGCTTTGAATACTACATCCGGCCAGTGGAGTACACGGGCACGATGTACGCCACGCTCACTGGGCACACCGTTCAGGATGCCACGTTCTACGATGGAACAGACATCGACCAGACGCGAGAAAACCTGATGTCTGGTGCGGATGGCTGGGTAGTCATCTTCTGGGTGATTTGGATTATTCTCACAGCAGCATCGGTATTTGGCTTCTGTGCGTTGGAAAACGACTGGCTGAAATAAAAACGAGAGGCTGTCAGCAATGACGGCCTTTTGTTTTTGCTGGAAAGCCCTAAAATGAGCCATTCTGATGCGTTTTATACTTTGGACGGCAAACTTATCGACCGAACACAGAAAACAGCGCTGACGTGGCTCTACGGGGCTGTGAGCGTATTGTAGAGGCCTACGACTATTGCAGGAGGAGAAAATGGAATACATGACAGCCGATACAAAGGTCAATGGGTACATGGTTTACCCTCGATTCCTCTCGACTATTGGCGTTAGCCCAACAGAGAAAATTGTCTACGTTTACCTGTTCAATCGTGCAAGGTCGTCACAGAGGGCAAGCAGAAGCAGAAAGTTTGCTGACCAACTAGGGCGAGTATACATCGTGTATCCCATCAAAGACCTTGCTGCCGATACTGGATCCACGGAACGATGGGTCAAGAAGTCTCTGAAAGAGCTGGAAGAAGCCGGGTTGATCGAGCGCAAGCGTGAAGGAAAGAACAAGCCCGATAAGATATACGTCAAAGTGCCGGAAGAATCGTCAAAGAGCGAAAAGGGAGGTGAACAATCATTCACCTCTGAGGGGAACGATGCTTCACCTGTGAGGGGAACAATCGTTCACCTCCTTAATATAGAAGAAAAGAAAAGAAAAAAAGTTATTAAGAAAGCGGGCGACCCGCCCGATGGGAACGCCAGCACGCCGGACTTCGAAGATGTGAGCGAGTATTTTTTGGACGCTGGATGTGAGAACAGGCTTGCCAACAGGTTTATGAACTACTATGAGGGAACAGGTTGGATGACCAAGACCGGAAAGCCTATCACCAACTGGAAGGCCTTTGCTGATATGTGGATTGACAAGGAACAGGAGAAGCAGCAATACATCGAACCGGAGTTCAATCGTCTGTAAAGGTTCTTTCTCCCTACAACCCTCTATCTCCAAAAGCTATACCGTTAGCCAGCAGGTCAGACCGTGACCAACATCTACCGTCAGGTTCTATTGGCTAAATAAAGGCATACCGTCTATCTGACCTCTACGTTGCGTCACCCTCTATCGTCCGGCGCACCGCGCCGACCGGGTGACCTTCAACGGCAACATCATCTAGCCTGTAAAGGGTAGCAACATCTGACCTACCACCATCTACGACTATTTCACATGGAGAATTGACTTCATTTTGTAGTCAGTTCGATATGTATAGATGTTGCGTTGCCTATTCCTAGCAGAACGATATGGATTGAATGAAATACCATAGTGCGTTACTGGGAATTAAATCGAGCAGGAACAGACCGAATCGGATGATACGACTATTTTAGCAGAATAATCCCTAGATAGTTACTAGGATATATAAG